GATAAATCAAATTGTATACGTGATGAAGATGGAACAAAAGTAGAGTGGTATATAGATGATGAATGGCTAAATATGAATGCAGAAATAATAGAAGAAGATAAGAAGATAGAAAAATTTAAATTTGGTAAAATAGAAGATAGTGAGCATTATGAAATTAAACGAAAAATTAATGAACTAATAGATGAAATTAATAATCTAAAGGAGAATAAATAATGTATGATGTTATAGTTACTTTCTGTACTGAAGTTGTTAAGCAGAAACAACTTACAGTTGAGGTTTCCTATGATGACTTCTTTAAGATGGTTGAGGAGAAGCAATCAGAAGAGAATCCAGATAATTTTAGTAATTGTGCTAATATTAATGGGTATAGATTTTCATATAGAGATTTTGGGTAGGTGATTTTGTGGGGAATATTTTATTTATAGGAGATACTCATTTTTCTAATAAGATTCCTATTTCTCGTAAAGATGATTATCCTAGTACTTTAATTTCTAAACTTAGATCTGTGGCATCTCTTATTGAATCTAATGATGTTTCAGATGCAATTTTCTTAGGTGACTTATTTAATACTAAGGGTTTAGATTTAGGGTATTTTACTAGAGTATTGAAAGAATTTCTTAATATTAAAATGTTAACTGGAGTTAATTTCTATACTGTTATAGGTAATCATGATTTACTTTATAGAAATAGAGAATTGCTAGATGCTTCTCCAATTTCTATGTTGAGAATGGTTGGAGCTTTTGAGAATGCTGATGAGACAGTTATTCAAGGATATACTTTTAGATTTTGTGATTTTACTACTGAAGTTAATGATATTCCTAAAGCTACAGTTAAGGATGAGTTTCTTATAGGACATTATTTCTTTGAGGATGGTTTTAATGATGTTGAACATACATTAACTGTGGATTTATGTAAGTCTTTAGGGTATAAATATTATGTTCTTGGACATGATCATACTCCATACGATCCTGTGGTAAGATCTGATTTTTCTGTTTATAGACCTGGTTCTTTTTCTAGAGGTACTTCACAGACTTCTCAATTACATAGAGAATCTGTAGATGTGTTACTATTTAATACATCTACTTCTAAGTTTTCATCTATTGCTATTCCAGGTGTTTTAGGAATTAAAGATGTTTTTAAAGAGCAGGTTCTTTTAAATAAAGTCCTAGATACATCCTTACAGTCTTTGAATGTTGATTTTACTGATTTCTTAGATAATTTTAAGTTTGATTCCTCACAATCTATTTTGGAGACTCTTCAGGATATGGAGTTGTCTGAAGATGTGTATGAGTTATTACTTAAATATTTAAGATTAGGTGGATTAATTTCATAATTAATTATTAGGGGTTGTTACTATTTTTGTAACGACCTATGTTTCGTTATAAGGAGGTTTTTATGAATAATGAATTAAATAGTTCAGATATTACACAAGTTGTTGATTCAGAATTAGCTTCTGAAAATATTGATGAGGAACTTACCAGATTAGATAGAAAGGATGTTGACTATTCTACTGATGGAGATTTCATTCTATTTAGTACTGAAACTTTAGTTAAGATTCTTAATCAGTTAACTACAATTATTGATGTTAACTCACCAAGAAAAGTTTCTAGAGGTTTAAGTTTTATTGTAGAGGATGATAACATTCGTGTTGTAACACCTAATGAATTATTCTATTTTACAGCAAATATTAAACCTGAGAAATGTACTTTATCAAATGGAACTATTTTTCATATAGATTATAGTTTCTTAATCAAGATGATACGTTTCTTACCATTAAAGGTTTTAATTTATAAGAAGGAAGGAATTTATTATTTACGTTTAGTTACAGGTGACTTAGAGTTAATTGATACTGTTTTAATTGATTCTGATGTAAGAAAGTTAACTCAAGAGTGGGATGTTCTTGATAATGTTGTTTGTACTTTAGATAGGAATGAAGTACTTACTTCTCTAGGAACTTTAAGTAAGTTATATTCTTTTGCTGCTGATTTACCTAGAAGAGTTTTTGATGTTAAGGATAACTTAGTTCAATTTATGACTCCTTTTGTACAAGCTACTTCTTCTTTACATTTTCCTGAGGTTAGATTGATTCCTCAAGTAGTAAATTATTTACTTAAAGCATGTTCTTTATGTTCTGCTTCAGGTAGTGTAGAACTTCGTGAAACTTCTTCTCAGACTATTACACGTTATGCAATTGTATTTGATGATATTATAATGATTACTAATTATGCAGATTCTAAGTATGACATTACTACGAGAGCTATTCAATCAGCCTTACCTGATGGTACAGCAATTCAATTTGGTGAACTTAAATATACTTTGGAATATGTTAATAGTATTACTTATGCAGCTGGTAGTGTTACTTTATCAGTTAAGGGGGATAAGGTCTTAGGTAAAGTTAAATTAAATAATAACAATGAATCTTTAGTTGAGATTCCAATTATTAGTAAAGAAATATATTTACCTCATGATCTTCATGCAGTGGTTAATTCTAAAGATCTTTATAGAGCATTTAATACTTTAGATGCTACTTCTACTACTTATTTAGGTTATTCTGAAGGATTTATCTATTTGTGGAATGATAAAGTAATCTTAACTATTATGACTTTTGGAGGTTAGTTTTATGAATGATAAGGGTGTGCATATTTATGAAGGGAATGTTCAAGATTTATTTCTTGAGGGATCTAATATCTTAACTCAGGCTGTTGAACATACTTTAGGACCTAATGGAACTAATTCAGCGGTTCCTACACAGAATGATTTCTTATCTATTATTAATGATGGTAAATCTATTATTCAGAGAATTTCTTCTGATAGACCAGAATTGAAGTTAGTTCTTAATACTTTAAAAGAGTCTGCTCTTGCGACAGATAAGAATTCTGCAGATGGTACTACTTCTAGTATTGTTTTACAGAATCAGTTATTAAATAACATTTTGGAATATAATCATAGTCATGGAGAGTGTATTACTCCTCAACAGCTTCTTGATATGAGAGATTCTTTATTAGATTCTTTACAGAAGTTTAAGAAGAATATTTCTTCAGATGAAGATTTACGTAATGTTATTACTGTTAGTTTAGGTTCAGATAAATTTACTGATGTTATTTTTGATGCGTTTAAGAATTTATCTATTGATCAGAAACCAACTATTATGAAGACAGATGAAATTTCAGGTGTTGCTGCAGTATCTGTTTCTGGTATTAGTTTGACTCCAGTTGAAATTAATCCTATAGTTCTTAGACATATGCCTTTGAATTTAGAAGAGCCTTTGAATGTAATTCTTATTAATCAAAGTGTTTCAAGAATTGATACAGCTTTTGCGAGTTTATTAAATAAAATTTCTAAAAATCCAAAGAAGACTATCATGATTTTTTCAGATATTTCTTATTCTGTGTTAGATCAGATACATTATAATGTTCAAGAAGGAAGTCTTAATCTTATTCCAGTTAAGATTAAATCTATGGATAAATTAGATGAATACTTTACTGCACTTAAGTCTTATTTTAAGTGTGATGTTTTAGATGATATGAATCCATATCAAGTTGTTGGTAATGACTTTGTTTGGGGAGAAGCTAAAGGTTGTACTTATACAAAGGATTCTATAGTTATTCAAGGTGATAATGATGAATATTCTTCAGATGTTTTACCAAATAATTCTTCTATAATTCAGGTTGGGTTTACTACTTTTTCTCAACAAGATGAGTATTATAAGAGAATTGAGGATGCTGTTTCTTCAGCTTATAATGCAAGGAATTCAGGTTATGTTCTTGGTGCAGGATTTACTTATTCAGCATTGGTAGCTGGATGTGATTGTGAACCAGTTAAGGTATCAATGAATTATTTATATAAGTTATTGTTTGGTTTAAGTGGGTATAGTTTACTTACTGAGTTTGTAGATTATATTGAGAAGAATGTTTTTGATTCTTATATGGTTGCTGAACAAGTAATATTTAATTCATTTACTGTAGTTTCTCAAGTTTTATCTACCAAATGTTTATTAGTTAATTATTAATTCATAATTAATATTAGAAGTTTTACTTCTAGAAGGAGGATACTGTATGAATAAAACAGTTGCAGAGATCTTAGAAGAATTAAAAGAAACAGGAAGATCTCAAGTTAATGGATTTGGTGTATTCACTACTAAAGTTAGAAAGGGTAGAGAAGGAGTAAGTAGTTTTAATGGTAAGCCATTTAAAACTGAAGATAAAATAGTTATTTCTTTTAAACCATCTAAATCTTTAGATACAACAAGTTTTAAAGTTAATTAGTGTTGTTAGAGTCTATTAGATTTCATAAGGTTTAATAGACTTTATTTTTGGAAAGGAGGAATGTTTATGGCGATTACTAGAAAGAAAGTTGAGAAATGTTCTACAGATGATTTTTTAACTTATTTAGAGAAAGAATGTGATGCATACTTTGAACCTGAAAAGTATAAGACAGGTATTTTACCTTTAGATGAAGTTCTTGGAGGATATCTTGAGTCTGGTAGTCTTATTGAATTATCATCAGAATCTGGAGTAGGTAAGTCAACTCTACTTTTGAATCTTGCTAAGAATTTTGCAGATTTAGGTTTGGGTACTTTGTATATAGATTCTGAAGGATCAGTTAAAGATTCAATGATTGAAGGTTTACAATTGTCACCTTATCTTTCTACTAAAGATCATAAGGATAATTTATTTACTTTAGTTAGAATTTCTGGGTATACAGCAGTAGAAGAACTTATTACTAAAGCTTTACAGACTAATAAGTTTAAGCTAATTGTAATTGATTCTCTTACTGCACTTGTAGGTGATGTTTATCTTGATGAGAAAGAAGATAGAAAGGCAACTGAAAATAGAGTTGGTTTTGATGCTTTAATGTCATCAAGACTTCTTAAGAAGTTAAATGCATTGAAAACTAAATATAACTGTATCTTTTTCTGTATTAGTCAAACAAGAGTTGATTTAAGTAATACCTTTATTACTTCATTTAAATCTACTGGAGGTCAAGCTGTTAAGTTTTTCCCAGATGTTAGACTATTTATGAAACGTAAGAAGAAGATTCTTGATAAGGCAGTTTTAGTTACTGGGGATTCTGAGAATGCAACTATAGGTGCTGAGACTACTATTGAGGCAACTAAGTCTCGTCAAGGTCAAGGTTTTATTGCTTATCCTATGACTATCTATTTTGGTAAGGGTGTTTCTAATCTTGCAGCCTATGAGGTATTATTACCTTTATTAGTTAATAGTAAAGGTGAACCAGTGTATGTAAAGAAGTCTAGTGTTACTCATGAATTACATTTAGATTCTGGAGATTATACTACTTCTGCAGGTAGAAATGGTTTACTTACTTTAATTAATAATAATTGGGATGAAATTGATAAGTTATGTAATGATTATGTAACTGACTATTTCTTAGGTAAACATGAAGCTATGGTTAATGCAGATTATGATGAACGTGATGATCTTACTTATGAAGAGAATAAATTGGTGGATTATACAGCTGATGATACTGAAGACTTAGATTCAGCTGGATAGAGAGTCACATATTTGGTAAATTTCTTTTAAGTTTTCTTTCTTGATTATTCTATTGATTAATCAAGAAAGTGGCTTAGAATTGATTTAAATGGGTTAATTGAAGGAGGTTTTGTTATGATAGAAATAGTTAATCCTAAACATCCAGATAAACTTGCAGATCGAGTTGCTGGAGCTATTGTTGATTTAGCTTATACTAAGCAAGAAAATCCTAAAGTAGCAGTTGAAGTACTTTTAGGTCATGGTAATGCACACATTATCATTGAATCTTCTGTAGTTTTTATGGAAGAAGAAATTCAACCAATTATTGATAGAATTGTTGGAGAAGGAGTATTACTTGATTTACAAGTTGTACCACAAGATCCTCATCTAGCGGATAATCAAAAAGATGAAATAAGATGTGGAGATAATGGAATCTTTACAGGTAAGAATCTTACAGGTGAAGAGATGATGCTTCAACGTATTGCTGAAGAGATTTATGTTAAGTTTCCAAGTGATGGTAAGTATATTCTTGATGAAACTAATGGTAAGTTGATTGTTTGTCAAAGTAATGCAACTAATGATGAACTTGGTGATCTTTTAGCAACTACTGGTTATGGTTTAACTCTTAATCCACTTGGTGAATGGACAGGTGGAACTGATGTAGATACAGGAGCTACTAATCGTAAGTTAGGTTCTGATATGGGACATTCAGTTTCTGGTGGTGGACTTCATGGTAAGGACATTTCTAAAGCTGATGTTTCTGTTAATATTTATGCATGGCTTAAAGCTCAAGCTGAACATAAAGATGTAGACCTTTGCTGTGCTATTGGAGATAATTTTATTGATGGTAGACCTTATTCTGAAATAGTAGATATTGCTAAGAGATATATTGATAGAATTGGTGGTTTTGAAAAGTTTGCAGAATGGGGATTATCAAAAGTTCCTGAATCTGAAGTATTATTAGAAGCTATCTTAAGTGAGATGAAATAATGAAACTTTTCACTAGAATTGTTGTTGCTACTGATGAGGAGTTTCAACAAGCTAAAGATTTGTTTCCTAATTATAAAATAATTAAAACTGGTGTAGGAGCTCTTAATGTTTATAATAAACTACGAAGAGTTCCTCGTTGGTTTCATATTATTAATTGGGGATTTGCAGGAAGTAATTCTTTACCTAAGGGGTACACTTATCAAGTAAGTAAGAGTTCTTTATATCATCCTCATGTTACTTATGATGAACCTACTTTTTCTTTGATTGTTTCAGATAAGTATGCAGATGGTGTTCCTTGTTATACTTCATGTGACTTTGTTACTCAAACTGATATAGCTGAACCATGTGTCTTTGATATGGAATTAGCTTATATTTTGGGTATGGGTTTCAAGAAGGTTTCTAGTATTAAGGTTATTTCAGATAATTTAAATCTACATCAGTATGAAGATACTGTTAAAGGAAAAAGAACTAAGAAGGAGAAGTGATATTATGTTAACACTTGAACATAGACCTCAATCTTTTAGGGATATGGCAGGTCAGGGTTTAATTAAGAAGTCTTTACTTCATATTTGTAAAGATCCTTATAATAGTCCACATACCATTTTACTTGAAGGTTCTTTTGGTTCAGGTAAGACAACTTCTGCAAGGATTCTTGCTAGGGCTCTTAATTGTCCTAATCAGTTACCTAATGGTGATGCGTGTCTTAAACCTGATTGTCCTGTTTGTGGTAGAGATATTCAAGATACTATGTTTTATACTGAATATGACTCTACTATTGTAGGTAATGTTAATGATATAAGAGAGCTTAGAAATACATTCTATTTTGGTTATGACAAAGGATTTAAGGTTATTTGTTTAGATGAAGTTGCTTTGTGTTCTAAACAATCTCAAGCTGCATTACTTAAGGTTTTAGAGGAACCTCAACCTAATGTTTTCTTTGTTTTATGTACTACTGATCCAGATAAGCTTTTACCTACTATTGTTTCTAGAAGTTTGGAGTTAAAGATTAGAACTTTGTCTAGAGAAATGATGTTACCTTATTTACAACATATTGTTGAACTTAATAGGGATAAAATTACTTTTTCAGATGAGGAACTTAATTATAATCTTGAACTTATTTGTGAGCGTTCTAGAGGACATATGAGAAATGCTTTAATGCTTTTAGATAGTATGTTTCTTCTTAAGGAGGATTTTAAGGATTCTGTTAGATCTGCAAAGTCAATTTATATTGAGTTATTTACTAAAGCTATTAATTATAAAACTTTAATTACTAAGTTTGATAAAGATAAAATTGATCAGAATTTAGAAGGTGTTTTGAAAAGTTTAACTGCTTTTATGGTAGCAGATTTAAAAGCAGATTATGAATCTTTTGTTTTAGATTTAATTAAAAATACTTTTACTTCAACTCCTTCTGCAGAATTCTCTGATTTGTTGGTTAAACATAAATATACTTTTGATTTAATTGATATTTTTAATGATCAAGGTATTTACAAGTTATTTGCTAATGATAATCAATTTCAGATAGCAATGCTTGTTTTGGTGAATAAATTAAAAGCACTTTCTTAATTTCTATGTTATAGTAATAATAGAGGTGTGTTAATTGAAGAATATAGATCAAGGAAGTTCATTTGTTATTTTTGATTCTGCAATTAAGAGAGTTATCTATAAGTTTAGAGATATGAATTGTTATGAGGATTTATATCAGGAGTGTTATATGAAGATTTTAGATGTTCTACAGAATAATACTTATGATCCAGTCTTTAATCTTTATGGGTATGCCTATTCTATTGCTCGTAATGCTGTTTCTAGTTATTTGTATCATGATAAGAAACTTGTTGCAGTAGATGATGAAGTAATTATTCAACAATCTGATACTTCAATTGACCTTAACTTTAATTTGTATTTAGACGATATTGTTACTGAAGTTTATAATCAGTATAAAAATGTCTTAGGTACTAAGGACAAGAACTATATTAGAAATTTACTAAGTGTAGATGTTAATTCTTTACTTGATAGTGTGTTGAAAGGAGAGTTAATATGGAAGCTGGACAATTATCACAAGCAAAAGAATTAAACTATGATGATTTAATTCTTTTATTGAAAATGTTACCTGTGTATAAAGATAAGTTAGTTCTTTTATTAGACTTCTTTAAATCTGAGGATGACTTTGTCAAATTTTTAGATCTTTTTGCAGGTACAACTTTAACTGTGCCAAGTAGACAAAAAGTTTTTCATATACTTTATAATATTGAAGTGTATAGATATTACATGAAGCATTCTGACAGTGCTACTGTGGTAGCTGATACTGTCAGATATTTTCATATTACTCAACAACGTTTGAGTGCTATTTTATTAAGAGTGGGTGAGGCGGATGAAAGAAAACTCTTTGAAGACGAAGGAGAAGAAGGTCAGAAAGCGTAAGTCCACCGTTAAAGCTAAACCTAAGACGAAGGTTTTAGATAGTCAGACTAAGAAACTTTTAGAAGAAATTTCTACTATTTCTACTCAAACTAGAGCAGTTTTATTGAGACCTATAGTTCCTATAGAGGAGTGGGTTAATTCTGATTATTATATAGGGGATTTATGTTATACTTTGTATCCTAAGTACAAAGAACATTTGATTTCTATTTTTGATGAAGATAGAGATGAAGAAGATTATATAGATGAAATTATTATGTTAGCGAGTTTAGGTTCAGGTAAAACCAGTTGTGCTAATGTAATTTTGTTGCGTAAGTTATATGAATTATCTTGTTATTCAGATATTAGACCTTTGTACAATTTAATGACTTCTAAGAAGTTACTTATGGTTTATTTTTCTATTACTAGGGAAGTTGCTGAGAATACAGGTTATGCACAGTTAAGAAATATGTTACTTTCAATTCCTTATTTTAGAGACTATTTCTTACCTAATACTAAAAGATCTTATGATATAGATTGGCCTGAAAGGAATATGGCTATTACTTCAGGTTCACAATCTAAACAAGTTATTGGTACTGATGTTATTTTGTCTGTTGTTGATGAAGGTGACTTCTATGGTGTTACTAATAGTTCTGTTGATGGTCAAGCTTTGTCTAGAGCTCAATCTCTTTATGTTTCTATTAGAAACAGAGCTAAGTCTAGATTTATGGTAAATGGTATTAATCACTCTTTGAATATAGTTTTATCTTCACCTACTTATGAATCAGGTTTTGTTTCACAACTAATTAAGAGAAATGAGTCTAATCCACATTGTTATATTATTAAAGAGACTCTTTGGACAGTTAAGCCTAAAGGAACTTATTCTGATAAACATTTTTTAGTTTTTAAAGGATCTAATATTCTTGATCCTCAAATTGTTGAAGATGTAAGATTCTTTAATGACTATTTGGTTACTAAGTATATGCAACCTATGACTTTTAAATCTAAGGATCCTACTGTTGCGTATAAAGAGTTAGATAAGTCTTTTCAAGAAGATTTTGTTGAAGTACCAATTGATTTCTTAGGTGAGTTTCAAACTAATCTTATTCAAGCCTTACAGGATATTGCATCGGTTGTTGTTGCGCCTCAAGGTAGATTATTTACTTCTGATAAGTATTATCAGAAGGCTGCGACTTTAGGTAGTGTTTTTATTCAAGATGATATTACAATTTCTACTAATGTTGTTGATGTTAGAACTATTCAATCTTATTTTAGTGAAGGTTATAAACCTCAACATCCAGAACTTCCAAGATATTTACATTTTGACCAGTCTATTACTACTGATGAAGCTGGTGTGGCATGTAGTTATGTTCAGGTGGTTCCTAGAGAGGATGGTACTTTAGATAAGTATGTTACTGTAGAATGGATGATGAGAATTCTTCCACCTAAGAAGCCAGAACAGATTGATTTAAAGAAGTTAAGAAGTATTTGTTATTATTTAAGAGATACTTTACATCTTACTATTGGTAAGGTTACTTTTGACTCTTATGCTTCTGAGGAAGCTGTTCAGGATTTAAAGATACATAATTTTAATGTAGATAGATTGTCTTTAGATAGAGATGATAAAGCTTATACTGATTTAACTCAACTTTATTTCTCTGAAAGAATTAAACATCCAAATGTTAGAAGATATAAGGAAGAATTATTTAATTTGATTTGGTATAGAGATAAACATAAGGTAGATCACCCTGCACAGTTTACTGATGGTTCTGTTGGTGATAAAGGTCTTACTGATGCTGTTTGTGGTTCAGTTCATAATGCTTTGGTTGATGCAGATGCGATTTATTCATCAATGAGAACTAAAGATACTCAAAGTTTCATTAATTTACTGTAGTTTTCATAATTATAATTGGAGGGGATTATATGGACACATCAATATTTTTAGGTATCATTTTTGGAGTATGTTTATCGTTGTTAATACTTTTTGCTGTGAGAGATATTTTATTTAAACATTATATGGGTATAATTATGAATTCAGTTCAAGTTCAATCTGTGATGAATCCAGATAAATTAGTTTCTATTATAACATCTTATGTAGGAGTTTTACAAGCTACTTCAGATTTGTTTTCTGATGTACTTTCTGAAAATGTTTTGAAGGAAGATGATAAAAAGATTTTATCTTATACACGGGATTCAGTTAATAAACACATAAAGATGTTGAATTCTATGGTTACTGATTTAGGAGGAGTTTCTTCTAATGAGCGCAACTAGTTTAATTGGACAACAAGTTATTGGTTGGAAGAGTGTTAATAACAAGTGGGTTTTAGATGATGATGTCATCAGTATTCTTAAGATTATGTATCCTGATTTTAGATTAGTTAAAGGAGTTTTTGATATTTATCCAGAGGATTCTTTTATCTATATAGGAGATATTAAATGGATTAACTCTGTAAAGGATAAATCTAATCCACATATTATTGTTGCTACTTCTGGGATTGATTTACTTGATAGACAAACTTTATTAGAATGTGTTTTTGATTATATAGGTAAACCAATTCCTAAGTATTTCGAAGAACGTGAGTTATTGAAACTTTGGGATGATAAAACTTTTTATTATAATTTGAAGTTTATTCTTCTTTTAGGTATAGTTCCAGATAAGGAGTTATCTAATAATTCATTATTTCTTGAGATAATTAATAATCTTTCTAATTTAGTTAAGTTGATTCCTAGGTTTTTTGAACTTTTGGATTCGACTGGAGATGTAGGATATCTTGAGTCTAATTTTATTACTTTTATTAATAATTCTAAAGATATTAATATTACTAATTCTAATAATAGTAAAGTATATTCTACTAGGTTGAGTTTTATGAATTCTCATGGAGGTAATATTAATTATGCTGTGTATAGGTTGTTAGATTCTAATGTAGATTCTGGCACACTTAGACTTTTGAATTTTATTTTTGATCTTACGAGAGGAGTGAGGAAGTCATGAAATATAAAACTAAGAAAGCTTTTGTTAAGTATTTTAATACTTTAACTTGGTATTGTATTAATTGGGATTTTAATAATAAGAGACCTGTGTATATAAATATTCTTGCTTATATTGATGCAGAAGAATTATTTAAGAGACTTACTTATTCAGGTAGTAAGCCTAATACATTTAATTGTATTTCTTCTGCAGATGATTTTTATAACTTTTGTAGGAGTTACTTAACTTATAGATTCTCAGGGGATGCTAATTTTGAAATGTCTTTAGGAAATTTGAATTTAAAGGTAACTGATGAATGTTATAAGTTAAGTGTATATGATCAGATAGAGCCTAATTTAAATCACATTATTAATTATTTGATTACATCTCTTGATTTGTATTTCCCTTTATTAGATGTAACTTCACGTAGAAGTGAACGTTCAGGTATTGATTATGTTTAGTAGAATTAAAGGGATACTAAATTCAAATGAAGTTAAAGTTTTAGATACTGTTAAGGATATGTATATAGGAAATGGTTCAACTATTTTATTTCCGAAATATGTAGACTTTTTAAGTGATGCTAAACTTATTCATTCAGTATTAGAATTTATTTATTATGATAAGTTGAAAAGATATAAGGTGTATATCATAGATAAAAGGTTTAATTCTAGGTGAATTTTTCATAATTAACAAAGACATAGTAAATAATATGTCTTTTATTTTAGGAGGTTTTTATGAAGAGTGAAGAATTTTTTATTAAAGCTAAGGATTTAGTTAAGGGGTATGCTTTAGAACATTTAGATAAATCAGATACTGTTTCAGAAGTTCTTGAAGCTTATATTGTTTGGTTTAATTATACTTTAGGAAATATGAAGGCATTAGTTAGTACAACTTTGTTAGATGGAATGTATTATGAAGTTACTTATAATTCAGATAAGAAAGAACTTTATTTGGATGTATATAAGAAATTTGAAAATAAGTGTTATTCTCTTAATGAACCAGTTCAAACAACTATTTTTGATTTTATAGAGGATTCTAATGTCTAGTGTTGTTGATGCTAAGAAGTATTTGGCACAAGAATTAACTGTAGATAAATTACTTACTAATCGTATTACTTTGGTTATTGGGTATGCAGCTAAATTAGTTAAGCAGATGATGAGAGGTTCTTATTATACAATCACTAATGTTGAAGAGACTCGAGAATTTGTTGCGAAATTTAGTGTTCCTTTGGATAAGTTAGTTGTTGTTGAGGATTTATCTCGTATAGGTATTAAAGGTCAGGCGGCTCTACTTAAGTTTCTTGAAGAGTCTTATTGTCCTATATTGCTACTTGCAAGTGAAGATTGTATTTTGGATACTATTATTTCTAGATGTAAAGTTATTATTAAGGTACCAGTGGATAATAGTTATAAGAGTGAGTCTTTAGGTGATTTTATTAAGAATCGTGAGTCAGATTTTGATTTTTCAAATATACACGTACTTGAAGAAGAGTCGATGAAGTATTGTCCAGAATATTTCTATCTTTGCAAGAATCTTTTGGAAACTAAAGGTGCAAGTTCATTTAATAGATATATTAAACTTTTGTAGGGGGAATTAGAATGATTTTGGGGAAGAAGGATAAGAATTTTGTTGAAGGATTAAAACAGAATATTCTTGATTTAACTAACGATATAGGTTTCTTAAGAAATGTTAATAGTTCAGTTATTAAGAATTTTGTTAAAACTTATAATGATTATTTAAGTGTTGCTTCTGTGGATAATTTACTTAATTTATCAGGATTAACTATTAAGGAGTTATCTAATATTTCAGGAGTTAATTTAGAAGAGTTTGTTGATTCAGATGAACCAATGACTCCTGAATTGTATAATACAATTTTGAGAGCCTTGTTTAAGTTTTTTCTAGAGAATACTGGAGGTTAGTTTCATGAAGAAGTTACATGATTTAAAAATGATGTGTGATGCTATGGGTTTAAATCCTAAGCCTACTAAACATAGACTCAATCCAGATAGGTATGAACTTTCAGTTAATGATTGTGTTAAAGCAATTCAAGAACATTATATTAATCTTTGGAAGTCAGAGGGTAGATATTCTAAGGGTGTTGACTTTATGGTTAAACATAAAACTCCTATGTTGGCTACTTTGTTATCTTCACAATCTGAAGCTCTTCAGAAGGAAGTTTGGTCAGAGTATTCAGATAAATGGATTTTTGAACGTAAATATAATGGAGTTAGATTAATTTTATTTTATGATGAGGATACTCAAAAATTAGAGATTTTTACTAGAGGTTTAGATGAATCTACTATGTTACCTATAAGTTATACAAAGGCATTTAATGTAATGTTACTTAATTCAATCAAGTCTATTAATTTACATAGTTTTGTTTTAGATACTGAGTTGGTTTTTAAGAATGACACTATTAATGAAGATATTAATACTTTCTTTGAAGATACTATAGTTAATAAAGAAGTTTTCTCACCAGATGATGTTAAGTTTATTTTATTAGATTGTTTAGTTTCTGGTGGAGAGGATATTACTAATTTGTCATATCGTACTAGAAAGAACTTATTTAATTATTTCTTTGATTTGAATTTGTGTTATACTTTTGAACCAGTTGAAACTATTTCTTCTATTGAATCTAAAGAAGAGTTTTATTATAAGATAGTTGATTCTGGGGGTGAAGGTGTAGTTGTTAAGGATTTAAATTCTAAGTATGAATTTAAGCGTTCTACTAGTTGGTTGAAGATTAAGCCTGTTTCTGTTGGTACAGTTAATCTTAATGATACTTTAGATGCCTATGTGTCTGGTTTCCTTGTTGGTGATAACAATATGATTTCTACTTTACTTTTTAGTATAGGGGTTGATAATCAGGGAACTATTGAATATGATAAGTTGTTTTGTAAGTTAGGTGTTTCTAGAGAGTTATCTATTAAATTAACTAGATATGCTGTTGATGGAAGCATAATACTTAATGAAGGTTTTTATCATCATGTAGCTGAGTTTGTATGTGATGGTTTAAATACTAATTTAGAAATGATACATCCTAGATTGATAGTTTGGAGATTAGACAAATCTTTTGATAAGTGTGTCTATGATTTAACTTACTTATCTAGTATGAAGTGTGGTGATTAATTTATGGAAAATACTGTTTTAGTTTGGTTTGTGGGGGTTTTTTCTCAAGTAGACTTGTACAGTACTGATATTGTGAATGCAACTCTAAATGAGGGTTTAATTCGTGAAATTTGTGGTAAGTATTCCACTGTGTATTGTATAATAAGTATTAAGGATAAGGAGGAGCAATTTAAGTTTGAACAACTTATTGCATCTAATGAAGATTTACTTAAATGTAAGTTCATCTTTATTCCTTATGTAAATTTCAGTCAGGTTCTTACTGATTGTCCTACTTTAGGTACTGTTTCTACTTTTATAGATTCCAATTCTTCTAGACTTTGGAATATGAGAAAGATTTATCCTAAAGTAGAATGTTTACATTTATCTAAGTTTGTTAATTAGGAGGTATGTTATGGAAGATATTACTAGACATAATGTTAAGTTAGATTCTTTAGGTAGAGTTTGTATACCAAAGAGTTTCTTAAGAGGTTTGGGTTGGGAAGAAGATTCCAATGTTTCGTTGGCTATTGTGGATGGTAAGGTTATTGTTTCTAAGGATAATGTTCTTACTAATTGTCCTAAGTGTAATACTGAGGTACATATTAAAGACAATTTCTGTAGTTATTGTGGAGAGAAATTACATGAGTAATTGCTATGTAGGTTTTGATCCTTCTTTCACTGCTTTTGGTATTTCTGTTATTGATGAAGGTTATAAGAATATAGTTTTTAATCAGTTTTCTACTGTAATTGATAAACATAGTACTTTAAGTAAGTTTAATGCAATTGATTCATTGTGTTCTCAAGTAGATTCTTTTCTTTATGATTTTTATGCTAGTTCAGGTTTTCATATGTATTATGGAGAAGAAGTTACTACAGTATATACAGGTTATTTTGCTTTAGAGTTATATGCTTTGGATTTTCATTTATATAGTTATCTTGATAGTGTAGATTATGATAATCTTGATTTATATTCACCTAGTACTATTACTAAGGTTACAGGACATAAGTCATCTGCTAAGGAGAAGACTATCTTTTTAATTGAAGATCAGATTTTACCTTTGTTTGTTGAACATGGTTATTGTGTTAGTAAAATGGAGGAAGCTGATACTAAGGAAGTTAAGGTTGGTAATCGTTGGCAGAGACGAAGAACTATTACTGATGGTGAGGCGGATTCTTTCATTTATGCTTTACATCAGTTTTATAAGTTTTCTGATGATGGAGAACTTAAATCTAAGTTAATTGACTTACTTCCTAGACTTGAAGAGGCTAAGGAGTTAAGTTGATAATTATGTTATTTTATGGTATAATATTCATATATTGAGTGGGGGAGGATTTAATATGAGAGAAGAAGATTTACAAAAGTTAAATGACTTGGTTTCTAATGATAGTTTAGTTGAGATAGAAACTAATATTACCAATATTGTGGAGGACATTCAACCTCCAGTTATTAGTGAGGAGCCTTTATTCTTTGTTGAATCTACAACAGATGAGAGAGGTAAAACTATTTCTATTACTGATGAGTATGAGAAAGAACTTTATAATGATTTAATTGCTTTGGCGGAATTACAAGCTAAGGTAGATGAAAAGAAGTCCTATATTAAATCTTTTATTGAAGATAATAAATGGGGAAGTTTTAAAACTAATTTATTAAAGATTACATATACTTCTGCTACTACAACTACATCAATTGATACTAAAGCATTTAAAGCTGATTTACCTGAATTAGCTGCTAAGTATAGTAAAACTTCTGCTAGATCAAGTTCAATTAAAATTGAACCTGTTGCAAAGAAAACTAAGTAGTTTTAAGGAAGTTACACTTGTTTTATTAGGTGTAACTTTTCTTATTTAATAGTGAGGTGTTACTTTATGAATTTATTTAAAACAATTAAATTTAATCTTAAAGAAGGTACTCTTTGGGGTGAAGATTCTGAGTATGATGAAAAGTATGGAAAACTTATGCATGACTATGTAGAGGAATTAATTAAAAATTTCAAGGATTTTGGATGGAGCTATGATGATAGTAGTGCTAAGTATGGACATTATCGTTTCTCTAAAGATGGAGTTGATGTAGAATATTGTGATAACTTTGATAAGTTAGGAACTGCATCAATTGATTCAGATTTCTTTGTAGGTAAGGTTATACCTAGTTCTATTGATAAAGTTAATGGAGGTGGGCTTTCTAATGAGAGTTACATTATGTTGGATTTTAAATGGAGTTATCCAAGTGCGTACTCTTTAGCTTCTTTTGTTAATACTTTGGTTGATAATAATTTACATGAATCCTCACTTTGCGAGGCAGATGATTCTAGTACTACCTTTGAAATTAATACAGAAGTTTTACCTGTGTTAGATGTTGGTACTTATGGAAGAGAAGATTACATTTGGAGTGATTATATTAATCAAGATGTTCCAGAAGAGGAACAACCTACTATGGAGGATTTAGATAAAGTTGTTATTCAATTTGGAGTTCCTATTGTAGAGAATTATATTAAAAAAGTTTTTCCTAGTGCTAAGGTAAGTAATCCTTCAGTTTATCATCCTAAGTATTATAATTATTCAACTGATGAACTAGATTTTACTGTTTCTGTGAGTCCTTCTGAGTTTAAAGATGTTCTTGAAAGAACTGTTAAAGAAGAAGGTTTTAAGGATTTCTTGAAGGATAAGTATAGTAGTCATAGTGGCTTTATTTCTTCTATGGCAGATGATTTAGATGAATTTTATCAAGAAGAAGTTTGGAGAAGATTTTGTCAAGTTGTTATGTATCAATTAAGGAATGAAGATTTTGATTCTACTACTGATGAATTCTGGGAAACTGTTGTAGGTAATTTTTAATTGGTGGTGATATTATGAATTTGTATGAATCTATTAAGAAACATGGTACTGATTTAAATGATTATACAGAAGAAGATTTTGAACGTAGTAGTGATAGATTTAGAGAATTAGAAAAAATAAAGATTAGATCTGGTGGTTTAGTAGGTAGTTGGTGTGGTTCTTCTTTAGGTGATGATGATTTTATGGAGTACAGTATTAAGGATAGATCAGGAAATGAAATTAATAGACTTAAGTTTAATGTAAATAATTTAGGTAAAATGTCAGATAAAGAATTTGAGAATTTAAAAATAAATATAGATAATGAACTTCGTGTAGCAATGGTGAATAAGGATACTGGTGTATCTAGAGTATGTCCTATGTGTGGTAAGGAACATATTATGTATGTAGATTCGGCTAAGTATAATAAGTATGTTTCTGATGGTGGTTTTATCCAGGATATTTTTCCAGATTTAAATCCTTTAGAAAGAGAATTTATTAAGACTGGTTATTGTGAGGATTGTCAGAATAAACTTTTTGATAATTCTTATACTAGTGATAAAATTCTTACTTTAGATGAAGCAAAGAAATTAGTTAATTAAGGTGGTTCTATTATGAATTTATTTGAAGCTATTAAAAATAATTTAAATGAAGCAGATACTACTGATTGGGAAAGTATTTATAAAGAGGTTTCTTCTTGTAGGACTGCAGATGATTTAGAGGAATTAATGCATGCTTATATGACAGGTACAGATTTTGGGAAGAATAGTGATATTGTTATGGAAATAGGTGATTCTTATTCTGTAGCTTCTGCTAAAAAGGATTTGAAATCTCTTGCTAAGGAAGAGATGTCTAAAACTGATGAGGATAGGGAACGTGAAGAACAAGAAGATCTTGATAGATTGAGGAAGGATTTACATGATGATATAAGGCGTGCTAAGTTAGGAATTAAGAAAGCTTTTAAAGATTTAGATTGTGATTTAGAATTTGTTAAAGCTTATCATTATGGTTTAGGTAATTTTGCTAATGTATCAAATATTAAAGACTTACCTGGTTTTTCTTTTGCTTATGGTTTGGCTACAGGTGAGGTATTTAAGATAAATAAAACTTTAGATTCTGAGACTTTTATAGGGCGTATGTCACCAGAAGAATTTAGAAGTAAAGTAGATTCTCTTATAGATAAGAATAAAAATTCTAGTGTTGATACAGTGCAACATGACTTAGCAACTATTGTAACTAAATTTTTAGATGAATTTACTAATGCAGGTGTTCCTATAGGAGTTACAGGGATGTCTAAAAATATTTTAACTATTAAGATTCCTAATAAGAAAGCATGTTGGTTTACTGTACTAGCCAATGTTCCAGGTAAAGCTGAAGGAGTGTTTGGTTTAAAATATAATTATTATGGTACTCGTCCAGAAGTAGATAGACTTGAAGAGTATAAAGATTTTACAGATGCAGTTACTAAAAAGTTTGCAAAATCTGGTCCTGTTGGTAAGGCAGATGCTTTATTTGATTTTTCTAGTATTTCCAAAATTTGTGAATTTACTTTTGATTATTTCAAGGATAATTTAAGTGCAGAATAATTTTTATGAGGATAAAGCATATAGTGATTTTAAAGGAGACGCAGATAAAGATAATGATGCTTATATGAAATATTTATATGATTTATATTTAAATCATGGTGATAAATATGCGGATCCAGAGAATTTAGATTAGGGAGGTCCTTGTATGAAGATACTCAAACATTTGTGGACAATTATGAGACATCGTTATTGGGTAAGACATTATTGTTTTCGTTTGGGTTTGATTCGACAAGGTCTTTTTCATGATTTATCTAAGTATAGTCCAGTTGAATTTTGGACAAGTGTAAAGTATTATCAAGGTGGTTCTAGTCCTATTGATGCTGAAGTTAAGGAGAAAGGTTTTTCGTATGTTTGGCAACATCATAAAGGACATAATCCACATCATTGGGAGTATTGGATAACTAATTTATCTAGTTATCAGAATACACCGATTAGGATACCTTATAATTATGTGTTAGAAATGCTTTGTGATTGGATTGCTTCAGGTAAAGTTTATATGAAGAATTCAGGTAAGGTTTGGACACAATCTGCACCATATGATTTTTATTGGAATGTTAAAATGAAAAGTGGAGATATAATTTTACATAAAGATACTAAGTTCCTTGTAGAATTTTTCTTATTAGTAATTAAGTCTATGGGTGTAAATTATTTTATTTATATAGCCAAACTTAAGAAGTGTTCTATAATTAGAGAATATATTAATTTCAGTTCTTGATACTAATTTATTTTTATTTGTTGATTTATTGAGAGCTGTTGAAGCTCTCTTTATGTTAGGAGGTTTTCTATGTGGAATAATATAGATGAATTATTTGAAGATGCTTTTTCTGAGAAGGTTGTTGAACACAATTTTATGACAGATAGTGATGCTAAGGTTCTTTATTTTAATCTTATAAAAGAATATAAAACTCTAAAACAAGAGTATAGGAAACTTAGTAAGGATTATAAGCGTTTGTCTAATGATTATGATGAATTATCTAAAAAATATATTGTAGCAACTGAATCTGCGGATTTAGTTCCAGGTTATATACATAGAAAACTATTATCAAGTTATAATTCTTTGAATAAAGAGTATCATAAGATACTAGATGCAAATGTTGCTTTATCTGATGAGTTAACTTACATTAAATCTCTAGATGAAGAGCAAAATACTGAGTATGATTCATAATATTAATTGGAGGTTTTATTATGGCAACTAATTATGGTTTACCTTATTTAGGTTCTAAGAGTTCTATTTCTGAGTGGGTGGTTGATCACTTTCCTGAGGCAGATAATTATTATGAACTCTTTGCAGGTGGGTGCGCAGCAACTCATGTTGCAATTTTATCTAATAAGTTTAAACATTATTATGTAAATGATTGGGAAAATACTGTGCAGACTTTTATTGATGCAGTTAATGGTAAATATGAAACTGAGGATAGATGGATTTCTAGAGAAGACTATAATCGTCTTAAGGAAGATGATCTTTATGTTAGATATGTATGGTCATTTAGTTCTACAGGTAAGTCTTATATGTATGGTACTAAAGTAGAACAATTTAAGAGAGCATTACACTATCTACTTTTCTTTAAAGATAATCAACCTTTTAAGGATTTAGGTATTGATGTACCAGTTCCTGAGTGGGATTCTTTAGAGGAACGTTATACTTCATGGAGGAATTATTATAATAATTATCCTAGTGCTTTTGCTGAGTTTGAGAAGTCATGTTCTGAAGATATTGTAGATAGATTTGATGTTCTTGAGAGTATGAATGGTTTACTTAGATTTCGTTCAATGCATGATCTTCAACCATATTTTAAGCCAGAGGAATTTCATATCTTTAAAGGTGATTATAGAGATGTTCCTATTACAACTGAGGATAATTTTATTTATTTAGATCCACCTTATGAGAATACTGCAGGTTATGTTTCAGGTGATTTCGATCATAGAGCATTTTATAATTATATTATTGATGAGTTGGTGCCTAAGTCTAAGTTAGTTATGATTAGTGAGTATCAATGTTCTGATGATAGATTTGTTTGTATAGCTAGAATTAAGAAGAGAAAGAATTTAGGTATTTCTAATTCTTCACGTTCTTATGAAGATCAGTTCACTACTGAGTGTTTATTCATTCCTAAAGCTCAAGTTGATTGGTACAAGACTAATTGTATTGTAGATTGGAGTGGGGATTTATAATTTGAATAAGAATTTAGTTTATTATATAGTTAATCATTTTATTGATATGAGAGCATTACTTTCTTCTTTACATATTGATGTTAAGCCTAATTTAGTTATGTTTTGTCCTTTTCATGATAATCAGAACACTCCTGCTGCACATTTGTATCAAGAGAAGGATGGTTCTTATACTATTTATTGTTTCAGTGAAAATAGAGTTTTTACTAATGTAGATTTGTATAAGAATTATTTACCAGATGTTAATTTAGAAGATTTAGCTTCTTTACTATATTCTAATTTATCTAAGGAACTTCAAGATAGTTTAATGAATAATCTACAGGTTACTTCTGTAGTTAATTCTATTTCTTATGTGGATATGTTAGAGAAGTTTAAATTTAGTAAGATAACTTTTCCTGAATTACTAACTTCAATTAATAAAGCAATTCCTTTTGATGATACTTCATTATTGTTAAGTAATCTTTATACTAAGGGAGTTAAGGTTGAGGATAAAAGTAATAAGTATTTGAGTTTTATTAATCAGTCTGATTATAAGTTTCTTAGTGCTTTTGAGGTTTTAAATAATGTATCTTTATATCCAGATTATTTAGTTTCTTATATTCGATCTCATGGTGATTGTGTTATGATACCTAATATTATTAAGAATCGAATTTATTCTATTTCTTTGAGGAATATTCAGGGGCAGAAACAGTTTCTTAAGATGGGGAATGTTTCTGAGGTTATGTACAACTTAGGTAATTTACCAGATGATTTTAGGTTTGGTGATACTATTCTTTTAGTGGAAGGTAATTTAGATTGTGATTTCATTAAGCAATTTTATCCTAATACTTTAGCTTTATTAACTGATGTAGTTTCTAATAATCAGTTAACTATTCTTAAGCACTTAACTTCTAAAGTTATATTAGCTTTAGATAATGATGAGGCAGGTAAGAAAGGATATTTTATTTCTAAGAAGAAATTAGAAGCTGAGGGGATTTCTGTAGTGAAGTTTTCTCATAATAATAAGTTGAAAGACTTTGGTGACCTGTTGGATTTGAAATTGAAAGACCAGAATGAATATGAATTTATTCTAGCATATTATAAATCTCAGTTATCTTCCTTATAATTCTTTCATAAGTTGCTCAATTTCGTTGATTTTCTCTTTAGGTGGGTATTTCTACTTAAAGTTAGTTATTCTTGTTATATGGGCTTATTTAGTGGAGGTGATTTGGTGCAGGAAGTTTGGAAGGATATAGAAGGTTATGAAGGATTATACCAAGTTAGTAATTTAGGTAGAATTAAGTCCCTTTGTAGAGAAGGATGTTTCTTAGGTGTATTTTATAATAGGAAAGGTTATGCTCGATGTCGTCTATATAAAGATGGTAAAGGACGTAATTTTCGTGTTCATAGATTAGTAGCTATGACTTTTATTCCAAATCCAGATAATAAACCTGAGGTAAATCATATTGATGGAAATAAGAGAAATAATTGTGTAACTAATTTGGAGTGGGTTACTTCAAGTGAAAATCATGTTCATGCGTATGTTACTGGTTTGCGTAAGAGAAGAGGTAATGGTGTTTTACAATATGATTTGGAAGGTAATTTTATAGCAGAATTTCCAGGAATTACTGAGGCTGCACGTGTGATTGGGAAACCTTCTTTAAGATCAAGTATAGGTAAATGTTGTAATGGGGATAGAATAACAACAGGGAATTTTATTTGGAGGTTTAAAGATAGAGAAATCTTAAAACATATAGATGTGGATTTAGAACCTAGTTTTATGCATCCAGTTTTACAATATGATTTAGAGGGTAATTTTTTAGCAGAATTTCCAAGTATTACTAATGCAGCTGTTTCTTTAGGTAAACCTAGTGTTAGAGCAAGTATTACTAAGTGTTGTTTAGGTAAGAATAAAACTTCCTTGGGGTATGTATGGAAATATAAAGATTGATTTTGTTGGAGGTGAATTTCTTGGATGATTTAGTTACTCTTTTGCAAGAGTATAAAGGTAAGCCTGTTATCCTTGTTGACCTCATGAATTTGTTGTTTAGGAATTTGTTTGCTTTTGATAAGTTAAGGAATTCTGATGGTGAGCAGACTGGAGGTTATTATGGTTTAACTAAGTTTTTAATGACCTTATCTACTAGTATGTTTTATAAAGATAGTTTAATTCTTTTAATTGATGATGGTGTTCCAGTTGATAGAAATAGACAATCTTCTGAATATAAATCTAATCGTAAGCATTCAGTTTCTTTTGGAAATAAAAGTTATATAGTTGATTGTCTTATTCAGAATCTTCCTAATGTTTATAGAGTTTATAATTCACTTGTTGAAGCAGATGATCTTATGTTTTCTATTTCTAGAATTAAGCAGTTTGATAATAGATTCATTATTTATACACTTGATAAAGATTTGTTTCAGGCGATAGATAAGACTACCTTTATTAGTAGTCATTATACTGATGGGCATTTTGTTTTACTTGATGATGCATCTGACTATTATAAGAAACATTTTAGAGACTTGGAACCTTATCAGATTCCTTATTTCCGAGCCTGTATTGGAGATAAGTCAGATAATCTTCCACCAATTGAACCAAGATTTTCTAAGAAGGTAGCACATTACTTTGCTAAGAACTGTGTTCATTCTGATCAGATAGTTAAGCCTAAGTCATCAGGTTTTACAGGTAAGCAGTTAGAACAGTTGCTTTTTATCTATAAAAGTGATATATTCATGTCTAATCTTTTACTTATGCGTTTAGAGTTTGTTGATATTATTCCGATTGAGAAAAAGAATAAAACTCCATTTGAAGTTAAAACTGTTGTAGAACATTTAGAACTTAAGGAATTTATAGAATTTTTAAAGGTGGTGGTTTAGTGGTTGATTATAGTTTAAATAAGAATATTCCTCTAACATCAGTACAGAATGAAATTGTAGAGTTTATGTTAACTCGACCTAGTTGTATCAATGCTGGTCAGACGGGTATAGGTAAAACTTTTACTAATTGTACTGCACTTGTTAGATTGTTATTACAACATAAAGATTTAGTTTTCTTTGTTGTAGTTCCACCTAAAGCTTTGTCAGTTTTTAGAAAGGAACTTACTACTAAGTTAAATGTTAGTTATTCAGAGATTTCTACTCAGAATAAAGTAAATAAAAATTCTAGAATTTATCTTGTTGCTAATACTAAGCTTAAAGATATTATTCCTATAGTACATAAGTTAGTTAGTAAGAATTATAAACTTGGAATGCTTTTAGATGAAGGACATATACTTCAGTCAACTGATAATGAATTTACTAAATCTTTATGGGATATTCGAAAGTTTTTTGCAGTATTTTGGATTGCAACTGCAACTCCTTGTGGTAATGACATTTATGGTTTATTTAATCTTATGTCTTTTATTAATCCTAAGGTTTTAGGTACTAAGGAAGACTTCACTAATAAGTTTTTAATTACTGAAAGACGTAGGGTTAAGAGATTTAATCGTTTTACACATAGATATGAATTTCCTTATGAGGATATTGTTGTAGGAACTAAAAATTTAAATCTATTACAAGATACTATTTCTGATTATGTAATTTTACGACAGAAGAAGTATAATCTAGAGTTTGTTTATCATCAGTGTGATTTAGATATAGATGAAACTATGTCATATCTTGCTGCTAGTGCGGGTATGGCGAGGGATACTTCTAAGAAGAATTGGGCTGTTCGTCTTAATGATCTTCAAAGAGTTTTAGATAATGTTTCAGAGAAATATTCTAAGCCTAGTAAGTTATGTTCTAAAGAGAAGTTATTAGTTCAGGTTGTTGCGAGTTTGATTGATGAGCATGCTATTTTAGTTTATGCGGAGTTGATTGAGGTTGTTGATAGACTCGAAATGTTATTTTATAAGTTGAAGAAGTTAGGTTATCATATCAATAATATTTATCGAATTACTGGTTCACAGTCTTTTGAAGAACGTTCAGCCATAGAAAAGAATCTTGGTATTTCAGATATAGTTATTATTACTTCTGCAGGATCAGAATCAATTAATCTTCAGAAGTCAGATACTTTAATATTTTATGATGCTTCTTTTAGTATTAAAACTTTGATTCAAGCTATAGGTAGAATTACTAGAGTTGACTCTAAGTATTCTAAACAGTTTGTACATTTTATTGAAGCTAAGGGTACATTAGATACTTACAAGAGACTTTGTATATCTATGCATGGTAGTACTATTGAACAGCTTTTTGGAGATATAGCAACACTTCCTCTTGATCTTACTTTGATTGATGGTAAGACTCAACAGAAACTTAGAAATAAGTTGCTTTGGAGTTTTAAGGAACGTAGACTTCCTACTGAGGAAGAAATTCTTTCTTTATTAAAGTAGTGTTTTATTATGTTGTTTTTCTATTAAATAGTAGAGAGTGATATCTCTACTATTTTTAATTTTTAAGTATTTCGCAGATATGAAAATTAAAAATAATTTATTTACCTAGTGAAGGAGACATATTATGTTAATTTTTAAAGCTAAGCAAACTACTAATCCATCTAAGTTGGCGTCAGCGATTGCTCATAATATTGGACATTCTGATATTACTGTTGATTGCTTAGGACCTCAAGCTGTTAATGCAACGGCTAAGGGTTTGATTATTGCAAAGAAATATATTCAAAATGAACCATTTACTTTATCTTTTGATTTGTTTTCTTTGGAAGAAGTTGATGCTGATGGGATTACGATTAATATAATTCAATTTGTAATTTCCAAAGTGGAGAAGGAGGTATAACTATGAAAGAAGATAGAACTTTTAATATTAGATTCTCTAGTAGTTTATATAATGCTTGGGACTTTGATTTACATGGTGCTGGTCATTTATATGTTCAACCTGGTAAAGAATATTTTTTAGAGAACTGTCCAAGATCTTTATATGAAAGAGTTATTGGATTAGTTAGTGCTATGGATGTTAAGTATCAGTTAACTGATAATAAGAAAGGTTGTTTTAATACTATAAATTGTATCAATTATGATATCAATGATCCTAAGTCTTTATTAGGACGTTTAAGAACTAATAAAGTTACTATTGAAGAACCTAAGGTAGAAGAACCTATTGAACCTGAAGTGGTTGAAGAAGTTGTAGAGCCTGAAGCTATTGATAGTGATGGTAATACAGCTGAAGATTTTACTGATGAATCTGTTACTCCAGAAGTTGCAGAAGAACCTGTTGAAGAATCTACTGAACCTGAGGTAACTGAAGAGGTTTCTGAATCTACTATTGATTCTAATGAATCTGAAGAAGTTGAAAATGTTGAAGAGACTTCTATTACTAAGAAAGATGTTGGTACAATGTCTAAGCCTCAATTAGAGGAACTTGCTACTTCTCTTGGTATTGAATCTGTTCAAACTAAAACTAAAAAAATATTAAAATCTGAAATTATAAATAAGTTGAATTTATAATTTTGGTTAGAAGGGAGCAATTCTATGGCATCTACTAATGTACCAGAATCTGAAGCTGAACGTTTCATTAAAACTATGCTAGGTAATTCTAATATAGAGATTGAACTTCAGGAACAAGATTATGAAATAATTGAGAGACAGACTCTCAATGTGTTTGCTCCTTATTATGAAGGTACCAAGTATATTTATGGTACTGCACCTAATATAGATTTATCTAATTATCCTGAGGTAGTTTCAGTACATAATGTATTGGCAACTGAATCTTCTTCTGATGAATTTATCCAAACATTGTTTTTTGGACAACCAGGAGTTTATATTTGGGATTCTGCTACTATGGATAGTTATTTGCAGTATGTGTCTTTACAAACTCTTTATTCTAATTTTAAACCTATGAAGTCACTTACATGGAAGTTTATACCTCCCAAGGTTTACTTACATGGGTATTCAGGAAATGTAATTCTTGAATGTTTTGTTAGACCTACTAAGTTTTCTGATATAGATCCAGCATCATCTAATTATCCTTTGATGTTAGACTATGCTTTGGCTCTTGCTAAGGAGATTGTAGGTAGAACTCGTAGCAGATTTACTGTTGCAGGTTCTCCATATCAACTTGATGGTTCTGCTTTGATTGCTGAAGCTCAAGCTGAGAAGGAAGCTATTCTTAATAGAATTCTTCCACCAATTAGGGTGTACTAATATGGCAGTTTCTGATATGGATTTAAAAATAGAAGATTTAGAGTTAAGTGAAGATATTAAGGGACTTCCTGTATTAGCACAGTATGATGAAGCTTTTAAGACTTTGTTATCTCAAGTGTTTGCTGGAAGTGTTATTCTAGCTCCAACTGATAGAGCATTAGAACTTTATATTAATCAAGAAGGTAAGGATATTCATTTTCCATTTATTTCTTTATTTCCAAGTGGTGGTTATACAAGAGTAAATAAGAATTTTGCCTTATCTAATGTAGGTAATCCAGTTAATAGATTAGCTAAGTTATATGAAGATGATACTCTTAAGTTTAAAGGTTATAGTGAAAATATGCAGAACTTTTATCAAGTTCAATATTTTGATATTTCTTATACTTTAGTTTGTTGGGGTAATAATAGAATTCAAGCATTGCAGTTAGTTCAAGAACTTTGTTTTTGGTTACAATCTCAAGGTGAAGTATTAATTAAATATCGTGGACAGACTTATAGAGCAAATCTTACTTTGCAGGACACAATTACTGATAATAGTAGTTATGTTACTTATTCTGATATTGGTAATGTTTATATGTTTGCTTTTCAAGCAGTTATAAATGCACCAGTATTTAGAACTCAAAATTATTTAAATATTACAAGTTCAGACATCACTTTAGAATTAAAGGATGTTAATACTAGAAAGGAGATTTAGATTTTATGAATTTATATAAAGCATTGAATGATGATTATAGAGAATTTAAACTTCATGAGTCTATGACTAAATCTTCAAGAAAGTTAAAACCTAGAAGTAACACTAGAACTAAACTTCATGAATCTACTGAAGTTAATGTTTCTAATGAAGGTAATTCTACAGATGTTAATATTGTGATAGATAATAACAAAGTTGAGGAAACTCCTATTGTACCTGAAGTTACTACTCCAGTTGCAGAAGAAGTTACTTCTGAAGTTGAAAAACCTGTTACTGAGGATACACCTCTTGAAGAAGAATCTGATAAAGCAGATTATGAAGGTAAAGATTGTGAAGAGTGTAATTCTAAAGATTCTGTTAAAGAATCTGCAGAAGATGGTAGTAAATTTTGGAGTGCTAATTTCAAAGTTGGTGATTCTTTAGAATCTGATGGAGCTGGATCAGTTGAAATCTTGGATTTAGACAAGGGTGCTGATTATATTTTAGTTAAACGTAATGCAGGTTATCAACCTTTTGTTGTCGCTTGGGCTCCTGGTTTAACTGAAGATGATAAGCTTTATTGGGGACAAGGACATTACTTTACTACTGAGGATGAAGCTAGAAGTTATTTAGAAGATAAGAAACTTTCTGAAGGTGATGAAGGAAAGAAGGTTCCTATACATAATGAGATTACAACTGAGGAAGTTTCAGATGAAGTTGTTGAATCTGATCCTATTACAGATGCTGTATCTAAACTTAATGAAATCATTTCTATTTTAAATGATGAAGGAAGTATAGATCCAGATAAATGTAAAGAATTAGTTCAAGGTGCTATTGATACTTTAGTTCCACCAACTGAAGAAGTTGAGGAAGTAGAAGTTGAAGAAGAACCTTTAGAGGAATGTGAAGTTAAATCTTACAATATCCTTAGAATGTCACCTACTGGAAGTATCTATATGATAGAAGCAGATAAGGTAGATAATTCTAGAGTCTTTATTGTAGGAAGAAATTTCAATTCTGAAACTAGTATGTTAGATGAAGCTGAAATCTTTGAAGATAAAGATAAAGCTACATCTAAATTTAGAGATATACTTTATTCAGTAAATAATTCAAAGAAAGGAGAATAGATTATGGCAGATGTTTTACCTAACATATTTGTTAACTTGAATCAAGTTAAATCTCCACTTGCAAATACATATGTTCCATTCAATGTTACAGTATTCTTAAAGGCTAAGACAGGACCTATAGGTAAATTTGTAAGATTATCTAGTTATAATCAAGCAATTAAAACTTTTGGTTTAGGTGATGCTACTACTCCTGCACTTTATGGTATTGAACAAGTTCTTAAAACTTATAGTTATATTAATGTTGTAAGACTTGCTTCATCTAGTGCGGCTGTTGGTACTATTGCAATTAAAGCACATGATTCAGAAGGTGCAGAAATTGCTTCTTTAGGTACTATCATTGAAGGTACTTCTGATTATAAAACAGATATTTACAATGGGGATGAAATTAAATTCCTTTATAATTCTGTAAGTACACGTTTAGCTCTTACTGGTGAGTTAGATGGTACTACTTTTACTACTCCATATGAAATTATTGATTTATCAACTGCAACTGCGGATGTTGAAGAAACTGTTTTAAATAAGTTAGTTGCTAATTGGAATCAACTTGGATCTGGAATTACATTAACTAATAAGTTTGTAAATAAAACTTCAGATAGTGCTAAGATTACTTCTGATGCAGTATCAGGTACTGTAACTTCTGGTGATTCTGGTTTTACTGGAATTACTGATGCAGATGTTATATCTTCATTTGATGTAGTTGAAAAGGATCAAACACTTGAAATTCAAGATGCTATCATAGTTCCTGAGTTTAGATCTGCAGCAGTAATTAATGCAGGATTAGCTCTTAAAAATAAATATTTCTTCATTGGTACTGCAGTAGGTAATGATTTAGATGCTAAGTTATCTTATTTAGCAAATTTAAAAGCTACTGATCAAGGTGTTTTATATATTCCAGATAGTTGTACTCTTGCTGATACTTCTATTATAGTTCCATTTGAAATTGCTGCTATTTATGCTTGGGCTAAGTCTTATTCAGTATCTCGTTATTTAGCTCCTGCGGGAGTTAATAGAACTACATTAGATATTGTATCTAATGTACTTAATAACTTATCAGATGCTGACGCTGAGATTTTATATAATTATGATATCCCAGTTAATCCAGTTAAGTATTTAACTAATCATGGTTTTACACTTTATGGACAAAAGACTATGGATGCTTCTCAAGTATTTACTAATAGAATCAATGTTTCAGGTTTAGTTCAATTTATTACTATTCATTCTAGAGAATTACTTATTCCTTATTTATTTGAATATACTCCAGTTAGTACATTCCAAAAGGTTTTCTTAGATATGGATAAGTTATTCCAGAGTTTAGTAACTCAAGAGGTTCTTTATGATGACTATCAAATAGTTTGTGATAGTTCTAATAATACTCCTGAGACTTTAGCTAATCATGAGCTTCATGTAGCTCTTGCGTTAAGACCAGTTAATGTAACTGAATATATCTATTTAGATTTAACTGTTACAGATGATTTAGGAGGTGACAGATAATGGCAGAGACATTATTAAGTAGTGAAGGTTTAACTCCACAATTAACTCCAAACTTCTTTAATACAAGAGATTATCAAATACAAATGAAGGAAAACTTTATTATTGTATTTGAGAAGAGTAGTTTCTTAGGTGAAGGTTTTGAACTTATAGCTGAGTCTGTATCTTTACCTGAAAGACAATTTGCTAAGATTGAAGTTCCATATGCTAACAAGAATATCAATTTAGCTGGACGTAATAGTTTCAGTGATATGAGAATTGTTGTTAGAGATGTTATTTCAGCAGATACTGAGTTGAAATTAACTAAATGGGCTGAAGCTATCTTAAATATTAAAGATGGTACTCGTGGTATTGTTGGTAATGAAACTGGAAAGAGTGGTTACAAGTTAGATATAGAAATTATTCCATTATCACCTAATGGAGACAAAGGACGTCCAAGTATTGCACGTGGATGTTTCCCAGTATCTATTAGTTGGGGAGATTTAAGTTATACTGATTCAGGAATTAGAACTTTAGATATGACTATTTCTGTTGACGACTTTGCTCGTAAGGAAGTATTCACTGATCCTAATTTCCATGATTATATAACTAAAATTTAATTGTAACTTATACGGAGGGGTGGTAAGGACTTACTACCTCTTTGTTTTTATAAGTAAAATATTTAGAAAAGGATGTGATTAGAATGGCTACGATCGATACAAGAACCGTAGAAGAAATTAAAGCAGATTTAACTGCAGGTGTACCTGTAGAAGAAGTTGCTGAAGAAATAATTGAAGAGAAGGAGGAAAATTAATATGCAAAAAGGTCAGAAAAGTGTTAGAGCTGGTATAGAAGATTTCTTATGTCCATTTACTGATATGTACATAACTCAAGGTTCTAACTCAGCATTTAGTCATAAAGGTATTATGGCGAATGATGTTCGTGGTGTTCAACCTGGTGTAAGATACCCTTATTATGCTCCTTGTACTTGTAAGTGTTATGCTACTTATCCAAGTTCAGGACAAGCTATGTGGCAGTCTGTTAATAAAGTGCGCTTTGCAAATGGAAGAATTGATTTCGCAACTTTTTGTACTGTGCATGATGATTCATTTGATGCAAAACCAGGCTTGGTTGTATCTCAGGGTTCACAGTTAGGAAATATGGGAATGCGTGGAAATGCAACTGGAGTACATTGTCATATTGAAATAAGTCAAAGTGCTGATAAGTCTTGGTACAAGAATAAATATGGTATTTATCATTTTAATAATGAATATGATACTGATGATTGTTATTTTGTAGATAATACTAATATTATTCAAGGTATGAGAGGTAATTGGAGATTAACTTCTGCAGTACCTGTACTACCTCCAGTAACTGGAAATGTTGCTAAGGATATTTACAAGAATCAAATTGAAGTTAAAGTTAATAATCTTCGTGTAAGAACTTCACCAAGTCTTAAAGCTGATGTTTTAGGTCATGCTGGTGTAGGTTACTTTAATTATTATGAGACTAGAGATGCTGATGGATATACTTGGTTTAGAATTGCTGATGGACAATGGATAGCTTCTAATAATGAGTGGACTACTGTTTATCCAGCAACTTCTAGAGATAAGTTTATTAATTTACCACCAGATAAAATTGATGAGAGAGCTATTTATGATGTTAATACTAAGAAGAAACTTGATAAAACTTTAAAGGTTAAGAAGTTTGGTGGATTAACTTATAAGATACTTGCTTTTGTAGATAATAAGTACTATGCTGAGATTCAAACTAATGATTATGGTAAAGTATTAGTTAGAATTACTGATGCTACACCAGTTACTGATAAGCCAATGTTTGAACATGGTTATTATTAGAATTTGATTTTGTATTCAATTTTATGTTAGTCTAAAAGAGATATTTGATATCTCTTTTTCTTATTTTAATTCATAATATATTTAGGAGGGATTTATGTGAGAAAGACTTTTGGTAATGATCCTTACAACTTATTTGTGGATATTTATCCTAAGTACAAGATTACTAAGCCTATTAGACTTATTGAAATGTTTGGTGGTTATGGTACTTTTAGTTTAGGATTGAAGTATATAGGAGCTAATTATGAATCTTATAAGTTAGTTGAGTGGGCAATTAAATCTATTCAAGCGTATAAGAATATACATTTTACTAATGATGATACTGATTATTCTAAGGACTTATCTGTGGATGATCTTAAGGATTATCTTTTTAATAAGGGTTTATCTTCTAATTACAATGAACCTATGACTAGGAAACAGATAGATTCTTTATCAGAGAGTTCTGCTAGAGAGATTTATAATAATATTCAAGCTACACATAATTTGGTTAACATTCAACAAGTTCATGGTTCGGATTTAGAAATTGTTGATAAGGATAAGTATGAGTATATTTTATCTTATTCATTCCCATGTGTTACAGAGGATTCCTTAATTTTAACTAAAGATGGTTATAAGGAGTTTAAAGATTTAACTTTAAATGATGTAGTTTTAACTAAGTCTAATACTTGGCATAAGATACATAAATTGTTTGATAATGGAATACATCAAACTTGTTATCTTGATGGTATGGGGTTTGAGAATATTCATTGTACTTTAAATCATAAGTTTCTTGTTAGACATATGTATCGAGAATGGGATAATTTTAAAAGAGCTGATGTTAGGAAATTTACAAATCCTGAATTTAAAGAGGTTAAAGATTTAGTTAAAGGAGATTATTTTGGTGTACCAGTTATTGTAGATGAGGAGCCTTTTTATACTAATGATTTAGATTTTTGGTTTTTAGTAGGTTATTATTTAGGTGATGGTTGGTTGAGTAAGTATGATAATCAAATTCGTTTAACAGCAAATGATAAGAAATTAGAGATTTTAAAGTCACATTTAACAAATATAAATTATCATGTTAATTGGGGAGGTACTTGTTGGCAAGTTAATTTTACAGATAAGTCTATATATAATTTTTTAGATAAGTTTATAGGTACAGGTAGTTCTACTAAATTTGTTTCTGGTGAGATACTTAGATTACCTAAAGATTGTTTGATGTCTTTATATGAAGGTTATTTAGCATCAGATGGTAGTGTTATTAAAGGTAAACATCAATTTACTTCTACTAGTAGAAATTTAATTTATAGTTTAGGTGTTATAGTTAATAAGTTGTTTTGTAGACCTGTTTGCATTTATAAGACAGTTAATTCTGATAAGTGTTCTATTCAAGGGAGAGTTGTTAATCAGAAAGATTATTATATTTTAAGATTTAATCCAGTATCTAATAAGCAAGATAAAGCCTTCTATAAAGATGGATATATTTGGTATCCTTTTAATAAAATTATTTTAGGTAATTTTGAACACGTTTATAATATGGAAGTTGAAGATGATCATAGTTATATTATTCAAGGTTGTATCTCTAAGAATTGTCAAGATTTATCATTAGCTGGTACTAGACAGGGGATGAATGATACTTCCACAAGATCTGGAATGTTATGGGAAGTGGAAAGAATTCTTAATGAATTATATGAGTTAGATTCTTTACCACAGATTCTTGTTATGGAGAATGTTCCTCAAGTGCATGATGATACTAACTATAAAGATTTTTGTAAGTGGATAGTTGCTTTAGAGGATTTAGGTTATAGAAATTATTGGAAGGATTTAGCTGCAACTGATTATGGTATTCCACAGACTCGTAATAGATGTTTTATGGTTTCTATTTTAGGAGAGTACAGTTTTGAGTTTCCAGATACTATTCCATTAGATAAGAAACTTAGGGATATGTTAGAGCCAGAAGTTCCTGAGAGATATTTCTTAAGTAATAAGCAGATTGAACAGATTATTCAATGTAATTATGTTGCTAATGATTATGAACATAGAGTTATGCATCCAGATAAGTCTGTTACTACTATTATAGCACATAATTCTAAGGATCCTAAGTGTGTGGATGTTTCTGGAAGTGAACCTCTTTATAAACAAGTTCTTTCTGACTATTTAGAATCAGGTGAAGCTGAAGAAGGTCAAGTTCTTAAGACTAATTATATTTCAAGTACTGTTGCTAATGATAAGTTGGTTAAATCTAAAGATGTAATGTCTACTCTTACTACTTCTTCAGAATCTGAATCTGCTATTGTGGTTGAAGATTCTATTAAGGTTAAGAATGCAACTAAGCAAGGTTATTTAAAAGCAACTGAAGGTGATGGTGTAGATATTTCTGGTAGAGTTAAGTATCACAGAGGTACTGTTCAGAAGGATATGGCACAGACTCTCACAACTGCTGGTGGGGCGTCTGTTGGTGTTGTAGTTGGTACATACGATTACAATAGTTCTAAGTCTTTTATGAGGGGCAAAGAACGCTTCAAAGAGGGTGTTGATACTATTGGTACTATACTTACTTCTCATACTGATGGAGTTGTTATTGATACTTCTGAGGAGTGATTTTATGTCAGATATTAGAATTGAAGATAAAGGAACTTATATTCAATGGTATGGTGCAGGAGTTTTTGAGATGTCTTGTAGAGCATATTGGGAGAAAGGAGTTGTAGGTTCACTTATGACTAGTGGAGATAAAAATAAAATTATTAACAAGAATTTACGAATTCGTAGGTTAACTCCTAAGGAATGTTTTCGTTTAATGGGTGTTAAGGATTCTGATTATGAGAATATCAAGAAGGGACAGTCAGATACATCACTTTATCATATGGCAGGTGATGCTATTGTTGCGACAATTCCAATGGCGTTGTTTGGGGCTTTGTTAGGTGATGATTTTCAAAATAAATATAGGGATTGGAATTACTAGCATCATTTGAAAGGAGTTCTATTATGAAGAAGATCGATAAGTTATTGAAGGATTATGATTGTATTAAGGAGCAGTTTCCTGATATGTGTTTAGTTAAGAAGCAGGAAACTCGAGATTCAGAATTTTTACCTAGTCATTATGTTTTTACTTACTATACTTATAATAGTGTAAGTTTGGTACATATGACAGCAAATCTTAATGAGGATAATAAAACTTATCGGGTTTCATCTTCTGGACAAGTATTACTTTCTAGTGTTTTACCTGAGGATATTAAAGCTGAGCTCGAGAAGATGAAGATTCAAGTAGGAATGACTGGAGCAGTTAATTCAGATTATAAAATTACATCATTTGATAGATAATGGATTTCATTATCTCTTTTTTCTATTATATTAGTGAAGAGTATTATTTTATTAGTTATACTAGTAAAATGATTCGGAGTTTAATCGTTTTATGTATCTGCGGACTAGGAGAATGATGGTCTTCAAATATTATTTAAAAGGAGAGGTTTGTTATATGAATGAGGCACAATTAACTCAACGTTTTCTTAAAGAAGGAGAAAACACAATCCGCTCTCAAGAAAGATTAGTTTCCGCTGTAGATAAAGCTCTTAAAGAATCTAGCGGAAGAACTTTATCTCAATTTGATAAAGTTAAACTTGCTACAGTAATTAACAATGTTTCTGATTTAATGATGATGAATGAAGCTGAAGGAACTCAAGTTACTGATATTGCTAAGAAAGCAGAATTCTTAAACTTAGTAATTTGTACTTGGGCTAAATCAACTTTATCTCAATCTACATTAACTTTTGCAATGGGACAAGAAACAAGTGTAGTTTACTACTTAGCTTATAAATATGATTCTAATAAAGGTGGAATCAAGAAAGGTGATGTCTTAAATACTTATGATCGTTATTGGGTTGAAGATTCTAAAGTTGAATCTGCATCTAAATATGCTTCAGAAGTAATTGATGCTGAAACTTTTGATGTTGCTGCAGCTGGAACATATCAATTTGAATTTGCTCCAATTGTACCAAAAGGACAAGCATCTGGTGTTGATTCATTTAATGCTAATTATGATATTACAGCAGTTTCTGATGGTATTGTAATCACTTCTGGTAATGATACTTATGAAGATGATGGTAATGGTAACATTACTAAGACTGGTTCATCTACTGTAGTTGCTACTGTAGATTACACTACTGGTTTATTAACTTCTACTACATTAGCAGTTACTGATGGTACTGTAGCTTATAGTTACAACAACCAAATCGCACCAGTTAAAGTTCCTAAATTAAAATTAGAAACTACTAAGTTAATCTTAAATGCAAAAGCTTATACATTAAATTATGAATATAGTACTTTTGCAGCATTTAACTTATTAAGAAGTCAAAATGTTGATCTTAAAGATTTACTTGGTGAAGGAGCTGCTAATGAATTAGTTGCTGAAATAGATTCTTTAGTATATCAAGACTTTATTAAAGCTGCTAATGCTAGTGGTATAGCTTTAACATTTGAAATGACTCCAACTGGTTACTATAGTGAAAGAGATTATATGCAATCATTTGGTCTTCGTCTAGTTCAATTACAACAATTAATGTTTAATGCAACTAGAAAAATTAGACCAAACGTTGGTATCTTAGGTACTAATGGAGCATACTTAGCTCGTAACCTTGATGGATTCACTTCTCAAGAAGAAGCTAATCCAGTTGGTATCCATGTAATTGGTACTTATAAAGGTATTACTTTAATTGAGAATCCTTTCCAAAATACTGATTTATGTATTTTAACTTATAAAGGATCTGAATTTACTGGTTCATATGCTGTTGGTGAATATATGCCAGTAGTTCAAACTCAATTATTACAATATGAAGACTTTAGAAATACAAGTTCATTAGCTACTATGATGGCTAAGAAAACTTTAAATCCTAAGTTCTTTGCTAAGTTAACAATTACTCACAATTAATCTTTCAAGAGCAGTTAAAGAGTAGCCTAGCTACTCTTTTTATTACTTTAATATTATCTTTAATTAATGTAAAGAGTTTGTTTCTGACTTCCCCACACACGAACAAACTCTTTACATTTTTGTGTGTTTGTATTATTATTATATTCTTGCTTAGTAGTTATGTAGTATTTATGATTAACTTCCCTAGAACTTTTGTTAATCCAGTATTACTAAGCGGATAGTAGTATGGTATTAGACATCTTTTAGATGTCTTTTATTATGTCTAAATTTTCTTATAATTATAGAGTTAAGTCTTATACAGTAATAATTCCCAATATTCTACAGATGTTTATTTATATGGTATACTTAATATAATCTTATTTGTGGAGGAGGGTAATTTATGAATGATACAAATAAAGATATGGTAACTAATATTACAGAGGCAATCACTGCGGTGGATGCTAATGAAACTTTAATGTACGAGGCAACAACTACTGTTAAACTTCCAAGCAATGGGCTTATGAATCCTGAGGTTACTCAGGTTACTTTGAAGAGAATGACAATTCAACAAACTAAGACTCTTTATACGTCTAAGGATCCAAATTTTTTAACTTCTTTAATTAAAGGGTGTATAGTTTCACCAGTCAATTTCTCTTTAAATGATTTACATCCTAATGATGTAATCTATTTATGTTTTATGTTAAGGTATATTTCTTCACCTAAGAATTTACAACAGAGAGTATATTGTACTGAATGTAATAATCTTTATGATACTGAAATTAGAATTCCAGAACTTAAGGTTAAGTATTCAGAATATAAAGAAAACTTATTTAAAGTTAAATTAGAAGATTTGAATGATACTGTTACATTTAAAATTTTGTCAGAAGGTGAAATTCAACATTGTGAACAGATTGCTAGACGTAGAGCTAAGCAGAAGAATTTATCTGATGAGGATACTACTTGGGAGATTTTATTATCTAAGATTTCTTATATGATTCAATCTAAAAATGGAGAACCTTTTGAAGATTTTGAAGATAAGTATAAGTTTATTTCAGGTTTATCTGCATTTGATTTTGAATCTCTTAATAAAGAATATACTGATGTGACTGAGTCTTTTGGATTAGATAGAAAGTTTATATCTGATTGTCCTAAGTGTGGAAATTCAGATGAGGTAGAAGCGTATATCGCGCCAGACTTTTTTCGTCTCGTATAGTTTACATTATGGGATTAAGCTATCTGAGAAAGATAGAAAAGTTTATGATAAATATTGTTATGAAAGTTATAGAGATTTACTGAGACTTCAATTCTATTTTGCAGATAATCATGTATCTATGGAATATACTGATATGATATCACCTGCAGAATTGGTTTTTATGTCAGAAGTTTTAGGTGATTTTATAGAAGAGAAGAATAAAAATATAAATGGAAATTAGGGAGGTTGTTACCATGCCAAATAAATCTAATGTAATTAATTCAGATACTTTAGGTTCAATTGATGTAGGTTCTACAGGATTTACTGATGATAGTTCAGTTAGAGCTGCGATTGAAGGTGGTAAGGCATATAAGCAAATAGTTCAAGGTATAGATAAAGAGTTATCTTCTATAATGAAGAATATGACTTCTTATACTAATGATTCTAATAAAGCTTTAGATGAAATGATTAAGAAGATTTCTGATGCTGGTAAGGGGTATAAGGAAGCCTTTTCTAATTCTCTTTTATTTAAGAAAGCTAAGGAGGATATATTAACTCTTACTAGGGCAACTAATGAGTACAATAAAGCGGTAGAAGATCAGAGTATTTCAGATGATCAGTTAATTGATTTATATAAGAAGGTTTCTCTTGCATATCAAGAAAGTTCTGATGCAATAGATGCTCTTACTACTGCAACTTATGGACAGAATGATTCTGTTTCTGATTTAAGAGCTAATCTTAAGGTTCTTTATTCTGAGGTTAAAGATGGTAGTAAATCTTTTAATTTAGAATTTAAAAATATTGAAAAAGGAATTAAGGATTCTACTAAAGCTGCAGGAGATTTTGATAAGCGTTTATCTTCTTTTTCTACTACTTTAAGTTCAACAATTACAGGTATTAAATCAATGTTGAGTTTGGAGAAGTTATCTAATGGTATTGGACCATCTACTCAGATGCAAGTTCAAACTCAATTACAACAACGATATAGTTTAAGTGATAGACAATTTAATTCTCTTAAGAGAAATGTTTATGGTTCATTTGATAATTCTTTATATAGTTCTGAACAAGTTCTTCAAACAATGCAATCTCTTAATTCTATGGGAATTAAGAATCAAGAGGATATTGTTAAGTATTTTGATAAGATATTAGAAGGTCAACAACTTCTTGGTATGTCAGCAGAGACTCAAACTGCTTTAATGCAATTATCTAATAAGACAGGAAGAGATGAGTTGACTTTAGGAACTAATACTTTTGCTAAGTATATTAAAGAAATTACTAATGTTTCTAAGGAACAACTTAATCAGTTAGTTAGTATTAATACTAATTTTGCTTCTCAGATGGCAGACTTAGGTGTTTCTGGTGATGCATTTGATTCAATGACTGCAGCGATTAATGGAGCTCTTACTAAAGCTTCTGGTGGTACTGAGTTAGCAGGTTTATATACTCAGAGTATGACAGCTTTTGCTAATAGTACAGATTTATCTGCAGAGATGTTAGGAATGACTTCAGGTCAGTTTAAAACATTCTTAAGTAATGGAGGTAATTATTTAGATTTACTTGCTTCTGGTAGAGGTAGAGCAGGTAACTATTATAAGTTAATGACTTCTAATAGAGATTTTGCAATAGCACATCAAGATGAACTTACTCAAGGTATGGATAGTTCTACTGTCAACTTTATTAATCAAGTTACTAGACTTCAACAAGAAGGTAAGTTAACTGGTGATTTAATTAAGAAGTTTAAAGGTTTAGATGGAGCAGCTATTGAGGAAGAACTTAAGGATATCAAAAAGAATAATATGACTACTGAAGAAAAGATTCTTAATAGAATAAGTAATTTTATAGATAAGAATGGTAATTGGAAGGGATTAAATTCTCTTATGAATAAACTTAACTTTATTGCTAATACTACTGCTATTATAGCAGGTTTAGTAGCAATTGAAGGTAAGTTAGGTGTATTTGGTAAGTTGTTTGGTAAGGTAGGTACATCTGCTACTGGTGCAGTTACTAGTGCAGGTTTATTTACTAAGATAGGACTTGCTGAAGGTGCTACATCTACTTTAGGTGCTAGTGCTGCAGGTTTAGCTACTGTGGCTTTACCACTTGCAGGATTAGGTTTAGCTGGGTATGATGCATATCAAGGATATCAAACTGGAGGTGCTAAAGGTGCAGTTAGACAGTTTTTCTTGGGTTCTGCACATAGTGGACAGTCTAATTCTGATATGCTTAAATCTAACCTTGCTAACGCAGGTAAGTGGGGTTTAGTTGGAGCTGGAATAGGTACTTTAATCGGAGGTCCAGGAGCTGGTACTCTTGTAGGAGGTCTTATTGGTGCAGGTGTTGGTTCTATTGCTGCAGGTATTGGTGGTACGATGAAGAAGACTACTGATGAGCAGAGGGAAACTAATAAGAAGTTAGATAAGGTTGTTACTAATACAGCCAAGTCTGCCAATGCTTTATCTATTAGAGAAGTTGGTAGAACTACAGTTTCTACAATACCATATAGTTCTAAAGCTAAGGGTTCTGCTGGTAGTCCAGCAAGAGCTATGGGAGGTCCTGTAGGTATTGGTGGAACTAGGGGTTTGAAGTTTGGTGTTTCTTCACCTTATGGTTCTCGTTCATTTGATGGATGGCATTATGGTGTTGATTTCTCTGGAGGAAATATTAATGGAGCTCCTTTATATTCAAATGTTACGGGTACTGTTGTTGATGTTGGGAAGGATCCTGCTGGTGCTAATTTTGTTGGTGTTAAAGGTTCAGATGGTTATATTCATTATTATTGGCACATGATTGCTCCATCTACTCGTAAGGTAGGAGAATCTGTTAAGCAGGGTGATTTAGTTGGTTATGTAGGTTCTACAGGAAATTCTACTGGACCACATTTACATTATCAAGTTACTAGATCAAGATATTCAGATGGTTATAGTGCATTTTTATCTAATTCAGTTAATCCAGAGTCATTTGCTACTAATGCGATTTTCTCTAGTTCAGCTGCACCGTATAATCCAGATTATGATGGTTTAGATGCAAGTAATTCTTCAAGTTCAGTATCTACATCTTCTTTACTTGCTTCTATTAATAAGAAGACAGCTAATATTAAGTTGGCTACTTTTGGTTCTCCACATGGTTCTACAGGTATTATTAATTCAATTGTGGATTTAAAGAACACTATTGTTGGATTGAGTAACCAAGCAACTGCTAATGAGAAGTTAATGAGAGCTATTACAAATACATACAATACACAACCTAGGATGAGTTAATTGGAGGTGACTTTATGCCTAATACTAATTCAATTAATCAAAGTTTAATAGATCAACTTAATGATTCTAATAAGATAGTTAATAGTTTTAGTAATTCATTTGATTTTGATTTGAATACTAATACTTTTAATATTTCTTGGGATAATACAGCACAGACTATTACAGATCCTTATTTGAATAATGGAGGTAAGGTTACAGTTAATAAGAATTATTTACCAACTAAGAGATTTACTACTAGTAGAGGTAGAAACTTATCTACTATATCTGCTCCTCCAGAATATTTAACTGGAAGTATTACTTTGTTTAGAGGTTCAGATAAGATAAGAGAAATTCCAATTTTGTTTAGTACAACTATTTCCAATAATCTATCTGCTTCTTATGTTAAGGAAAGTCCTGTGGGTTCTTCTAGTCCTATAGTAGCATTCAATTCTACAGGAGAGGAAACTTTCCCATTTAGCTTTGTTGCTTTAGCAGATTATTTACCAAGTGAATTTAGTTCATTAAGAGAATATATAGATGCTGTTAAGGAAATTGTTAAACCAGGTTATTCAGATAGTTTGGTTAAGTCTCCATATGTTATTCTTACATTTGCGGATATTTCAGTTAAATGTGTTTGTGAGTCTGTTAGCATTAGTTATGATACTCTTTATAATGTTAATTCTTTTGTTAAAGCAGATATACAATGTTCTTTCACTAAGATTAGGTAGAAATACTTAATCTTAGTGTTCTATTATTTCTTTAATTCACTTTCTTGGGTATTTGTACTTCTTGAGTAGAAAGTGTCTTAGAATTGATTTAAATGTGGTTTGGAGGTGTTTCTTTTGGCGAAGGCTATTATTATCAAATGTACAATTGGTGGGATAGACATTTCTAATGATTCTATTGATAGTTTAAAAGTTGATAGAAATTTCTCAGATGTATCTAATAAGTTTTCTATGTCTTTAGTGGATTCACCTGCAGTTAATTCTCTTTTCACAGATATTGAATTATATATGTGTTCTGGAGGTAGAACAATTTCTTTTAGATATGGTGATGATATTAATAATCTTGAAGCTTTTAATGGAACTATTTGGGATTATAGAGTTACTTTTGTTGCTAATATAAAGAAACTTGAGATTTCAGGTTATGTAACTCCAGCAGTTTATATTCAGAATGTTTCTGGTTCTAGTTATAGTTATAATATTGATTGGAATAACTATTATAATTTAAGAGCAGATAACACTAAGATTTGGAATGCATTACGTCAGTTAGATAGATCAAATGGTTTATCTAAGAAGTATGCTACTTTTAAAGAAAAGACTTCTAAGACAGGTGAGTTGCAGGTAGAGTATTCTGGTGGGATGTTTGCTGTTTATGGTACTTATGAAGGTTCAGCAGTAGGAGAAGTTCAATCTTCAGATATTTTGGATAGCTTCTTTCATTCACTTTTTACTTTTAATACTACTTTTATTCCTGTTCATGGACCAGTTGGTACGATTAAACTTCCAGTTCCTACTTCTTTTGTTACTTCAAATAGTACTGTTATTTCAGGTTCGGATAAAGATGCGGGTACTGAAGTTGATATCAAGAAACAAGCTGTTTATAGATTCTATGGTGAAAAGGATTTAATTTATAAATACTATAATTACAATTCTCATAAATGGGTTAAGGTTCCTGAGGATAAGCTTACAGGTAATAAGGTTTATTATATTTGTACTAAGAAACATCCAGATCGTATTGTAGGTTTTCTTTCACAAGAGGGGGCTTATATTGAGGTTAATTTAGAGAAGAAGTATGCAGGTGCAGGAACTCTTTTATATAATACTAATGGAGTTTCACCATCAGATATTATTAGACAACTTGCTATTCTTGAAGGTTGGGAGATAGGTAATATAGTGGATACTGATACTGTTGCTTGTGGAGATACTTTCAAGATGCATAATCAAACAGCGTTAGACTTTATTTTAAATAATTTAGTTCCTGTTTCTATTTTACCTATTGGTTTAGTAAAGAATAGTAAAGGTGAAGATGTTGTAATTCCATCTGGTGTAGGTGGTTTCCATCCATACTTTAGAGATGGTAAGTTTTATTATGAACCTTTAAATTCTTCTTATTATAATGACATTACATCTAGTTTATTATTAGGATATAATATACCGAATTCACCAGTGTTATCTTTTCAAATAGATACTAAGGGAACTGTGTTCTATACGGTTCAACCACTTAAGTTAAGTGCTACTAATATTGTTACTGGTGAAGAATATGAAGAGGTTTCTACATCTTCTGAAGCACAGATTAATGAGTATAATAAAGTTGCAGGATTTAATGAAGGTTTAGCAAGTTTCTTTGGTTATTCTTTTGATGAGGCGCAATCTTCAGGTTTTAAAGTAACTGCGTCAGGAACTAAATCTAGTGTAACTTTATCAGGAGATTCAAATCCTTATGCAACTAAGGATGAGCCATTCACACTTACAAGTCCACAGTTATTGATTAATAATGATTTTTATTCAGAGAAATTAGTTTCTTCTTTAGCTGTTTCATCTGTTTCTTCTGTTACTGAAATTAAAGGACGACTTGAAAATTCTAAAAGTAAGATTAGAAACTTTATGATTAAGGCTTCAATGACTCTTTGGGGAGATGTAAGACTTAAACCTGCAAGTTTAATTAAGGTAGTTAATATGATTAAGAGTTCTGATAATATGTATCCTACAGAACACTTTTCTTCAGGTGTTTATATGATTCAATCTCAGTCAGATGAAATTTCTGGATCTGGATTCGTTCAGACACTTAATCTTCTTAAATATACAAGTGACTTTAAGAGTAGTGTTGAGGAGATGTCTACTATTAATTGGAGGACTTCTAAGGTTTTACCGATAACTGCCAATCTTAATTTTAAAGAGGATGATAATGTTGTTTCAGGTAAATTACCTAAAGGTTATGGTTTAGTTAATGGAGCTAAATATAAAGGTAAATATTTAGTTTACTCTAATGGTACAAGTAAATTGTTTGTACCAGATTTGAATAAGTATCTAGATTTAAACTCTTTGATTACAGATAAGTCTAAGGAAACTCAGAAGTTTGTAGCAGATGTAATTAATAATGGTGGAGGAAGTATTAAACCTCCTAAGGGTTATGTAGAAGTGTATCCAGATATTTATGGTAAGGGAACTGATCCAGATAATCTAGAATCAATAACTAAGTTTTGGATTCCTTTTTATGGAGGAATGTATCTTACTTGGAAGAAGAATACTGGTAAGCTTTTAGAAACTAAGAATCTTAAAGCTCCTTCTGGTTATTCAGCATTTTGTGTTAATGGTAGTTCTAGTAAATATACTGTTAGATATTTCTATTATAAAGGAAGTAAACCTGAGAGTGCAGGAAGTTATTGGTTACTTGGTAGAGGTATACTTGAGAGGAGTTGATTTTATTGTTTTCTAGTTCTAATGATACAATTTTTAATCAGTTTTTAAGTGAAAATACTGATGTTAAGACTTCAGAGAATGATTTTGATTATAACTCATTTTATAGAGCCTATGTTGTTTCTACGAGTGATCCACTTAATCTTGGTAGGATTCAGATTAGAATTCCTGCGTTACATTCTAATCTTGTAGATGCTGTTTTACCTTATGCGTATCCTGCTGTTAGTGTAGGTTTAGGTAATCAGGTTGGACAGTTTATACTTCCACCTATTGGTTCACTTGTTTGGGTTACTTTTGAGTATTCTGATGAACATCGACCAATTTATTTTGGAGGTATTCCTACTAAGTTTGCAGAAGGTAAATCTCAGTTTTATGGTTGGGATATTAATGGGGGTATTCCTAAGGAAGTTACTGAGGATGATATTCCTAGTGAGTATACAGGTACTCAAGCTATTGTGTATAAATCACCTACAGGTGCAATTCTTTATTTTGATAGTAATGATTTAACTAATAAGGTGATTCTTAAAGATTCTCATGGACAAGCACTTAAACTTATTTCTGCAACAGATTCAGTTACTGAGGATCAGGTTAGGTTTGTAGAACTTCGTAGTACGGAGGATACTTATGTAAGATTATATGATGATAGATTGATAATTTATATTAATGGTGAGGAAATTGTTTTTGATGGTTCAGCTTCTGATTATAATGAACTTATGCATAAACCTCAGATTAATGGTGTTTCTTTAATTGGTAATAGAACTTCATCTGCTTTAGGTTTGCAAGATGCTATGGATAGAATTACTAATGATGAGATAGATTCTTTATTTATATAGGAAGGTGATTATATGGCAAAGTATTTAGATTTTTCTGGGTTAAGAAGATTTAAAAATAAGTTAGGTGAAATTTTTCAATCTAAGCTTATTTCTGGAACTAATATTAAGACTATTAATAATGAAAGTATTTTAGGTTCAGGTGATATCCAAATTTCTTCACCTACTAAGACTTCAGATTTAATTAATGATTCTGGTTTTATTAATAAGGATGTTAATGATTTAACTCATTATACTTTAGCTGTGGATGCAGGTTCTTTTATAGATTTAGATATCAATTCAACTACTTATGTTGTTACTTTGTCTTTGAAGAATAGTTCTGGTACAGTTATTAGTTCAGATTCTATAGATTTACCTTTAGAGTCTGTGGTTGTTAATGGTGAGTATGATAATACTAATAAGAAGATTGTTTTAACTTTACAGAGTGGTAGTACTATAGATATTCCTGTAGGGGATTTAATTTCAGGTTTGCAGACAGAAATTACTTCTAGTAATAAACTTGCAAGTGATTTAGTAGATGATACTAATCAAGTTAATAAGTTTGTTTCTTCTACAGAGAAGAATACTTGGAATGCTAAACAAGATGCTCTAGTTTCAGGAGTTAATATTAAAACTGTTAATAATGAAAGTATTTTAGGAACAGGAGATATTAGTATTTTATATGATGCACCAATATATTATATTGATACTAATAGTTCATCTAATCCATTTTATTTTTGTGGTAAGAAGAAAGGCTTATACTTTTTTAATAGATCCATTTCTTCAGTTTATTATACTTTTGATGAAACTACTCATGTAATATCTGAGCCTTTGGGTTTAGCACACTATATTGCCATTTTAAATGATATACCTGAAGATGTAGCTGATGATACAGTATTAGCGTATTATGTTAAATATTCAACTGTTAATGATAGATATACTGATTATCCTGTTACTGTTGCTAGACAAAATCCAGGATTATATAATACAGGTTTAAATATAACTTCTTATTCTGCTAGAACCTATGTGTCTAAAGATACAGCTCAAACAATTTCAGGTAAGAAAACTTTCTCTACTTTACCAGAATCTTCTGTAGTTCCAACTACAAATAAGCAATTAGTAAATAAAAAATACGTTGATGATAGTTTAGTTTCTAAACAAGATATATTGGTGAGTGGTTCTAATGTTAAAACAATCAATAATGAGTCAATTTTAGGATCAGGAGATATTAGTATTACAGGAAAACTTCCTAGTATTACTACAGCTACAAATATTTGGGAGTTAGAAGAAGGTATTTATGATGTTGGACCTAGTGTTAATTTATATTATAAATCTTCTGGTTATGTCACAACATCTTCTTATGGAGCATTTCTATTTGTAGGACATGAGTCGTCTAATAGAAGACCTTTTTATCTAATGGGTAGAGATCCTCTTACTTCTTCTAGGAATAATGATTATATTTATGTTGGTGTAGCACAAAATAATGTTTATGGAATAATTTACTCTTATAATTTAGACGCTATATCATCAGCTGTTACTTTATATGATAATCAAACTATATCAAGTAAAAAGACTTTCTCTACTTTACCAGAATCTTCTGTGGTTCCAACAACGAATAATCAGTTGGTTAATAAGAAATATGTTGATGATAGTTTAGTTTCTAAACAAGACTTATTAGTTAGTGGTTCAAATATTAAAACAATTAATAATGAATCAATCTTAGGATCTGGGGATATTAGTATCACTGGAGAACTTCCTAGTATTACTACAGCTACAAATATTTGGGAATTAGAAGAGGGTATTTATGATGTAGAATCAGGTGTTAATTTGTATTATAAGTCTGGTGGGTATGTCACAACATCTTCTTATGGAGCATTTCTATTTGTAGGACATGAATCATCTAATAGTAGACCTTTTTATCTAATGGGTAGAGATCCTCTTACTTCTTCACGTAATCGTAATTATATTTATATTGGTGTAGCACAAAATAATGTTTATGGTGTTATTGATGATTATAATTTAGGAGCTATATCATCAGCAGTTACTTTATATGATAAACAAACTATATACGGAGTAAAAAACTTTTATGTTTTACCAGAATCATCTATAGTTCCGACAACAGATAATCAATTAGTTAATAAGAAGTATGTAGATGATAATGCTGGGGGTACTGATGAAGTTTTTTATATTAGTACTACACATGATTCAGAGTATACACCTTTTGATTTATCTGGTTTAAGTAAAGGACTTTATGTTTTCAATCCTCTTTCTTCTAATGTAGGTACTTATATTAGTTATGGAAGTAGTAATTCAGGTAAATTTGTAACTATGAATACTCCTAGAATTTTAATTGTACCTGAGGATATAGAACCTTATGAGTCTAATACTTATTCTTCTGGAGATGTTCTTGCGTATTATTATTGTTTAGGTGTTGGAAATACTGAGTCAGTTATTTCTTATGTTACTAGATTGACTTATAGTACTACTTATGTATATCATCTAGCACAGAATTCAACTACTTATTTTGAAAATCGCTTTGTTAATCTTACTGGTGCACAGTCTATAGGAGGAGTTAAGACCTTTGGGGACTATCCAGTAATAGGACGTTTTTCTGGTTTACCTACTACAGATAATCAATTTACTCCTAAGAAGTATGTTGATGATCTTATGGCTAATATTGCACCTATTTATTCTTCATCTTCAACTTATGATGTAGGGGATTATGTTGTTTATTTAGGTTTACTTTATAAATGTAATACTACTATTTCAACAGCTGAATCGTGGGATTCTACTCATTGGGATAGAACAACTGTTGTGGATATTCTAAGTAATAGTTAATTTTTAATTATCAATAATTTTTCTTAAATAAGAGAGGGGATGAGATATTATGAACAATGAATATCAAACTCATCTAGAACCTAGTAATCGTGAGGTATGGTTTTCTAGTACATTATCAGATGTTTATTCTGATAGAGATAACAATACTTTGAGTCGTTACAGAAATAAAATTAGACTTACTTCATATACAGGAGTTACTTTTTTAGAGTTTATTAAGAAGTCACAGCTTTATTTAGAGGTTTCTACTGATGATCAGTATTATTTTGTAGATGCATCAAAGCAGTATAGACCAGACTTAATTTCTAATGAGGTTTATGGTTCACCTATTTATTATTGGGTTATCTTATCTTGTAACAATTTAATTTCACCTTTGCAAGTAAGAACTAATTTAACTCTTAGACTTCCACCTTTAGGTGAGATTCTTAATCATGGAGGTTTGATATAATATGGCTTCTATTAATGTTTTAACCTTACAGGGTATGTCTACTGATAAGGTAATTAATTCTTTAGGTAGTATTGGAGTTGTTTCTCAACATGAGAAACTTCAACAAGACATTAGAACTTTACTTCTTACTCGTAAGGGTTCTCTTTTAGGTAATCCAGAGTATGGTTCTAATCTTTATAGATACTTATTTGATAATTCTAGTAATACTAATGTGTTACTTATAAATGATGAAGTTAAAAGTGTTTTGTTGAATAATTATAATTTTATTAAGGATGTTACTATTGAGTCTGAAATTGATAGTACTTTACTTTATCTTAAAATTGATTATGTTACGGTTAACACTAATTTAAGTACTCGTCTTGAATATAAGATTCCATTGAATTCTGAAGGAGGTATTAATTATGGCAGACTTTGAGAATAGTATTTTAGGTATGAATAATACTACTTACACTAGAAGAGATGTAATGTCTATTTATGAGTATTTGAAAGAACAAGCAGGTATTCTTTCTGAAGGTCGTTGGACAGATTTTAGTTCTGGTGATATAGGTTCTATTCTTTTAGGGCTTATGGCGTATCTTGCAGATAGTAATAACTTTCAAATAGATAAGACAGCATCAGAACTTTTCTTAGATACTGCTGTTGAGAGAACTTCAATAATGTCTATTCTTAAACTTATAGGTTATAAGCCAAGACATTATGAATCTGCTTTTACTACTATTACTTTACAAGCTAATGCAGAGACTAGTGATTCTACTACACTTCCTGCATATACTACTTTTACTAATAGAGAGAATACTATTACTTATACTTTATTAGAGCCTATGTTAATTTCTAGAGGTGTTGGTAGTCAGGTTGCTTATGAAGGTACTAGGGTTACTAATACATATACTTATTCTCAGATTACTTCTGATGGTAAGATTTACTTACCTGATTATAAGATAGGAACTAATACTGTTCAGTTGATGATTCCTAGTATTTCTAATAGTTTAATTCCTAGAGTTGAGGATATTAGATTTATAGCAGGTATTTTTGCTTTCTCTGTTCATGTAGATGAGTATGCTAGAGTTTATGTTCAGCTTCCTTCTTATTGGAGTGAGACTCTTGCAGATGGTTCTTATTGTGTTATTACGTATTTAATTTCTCAAGGTGAAGCTGGACGTATTGGTGCTAATATTTTAACTACTAGTTCTCAGACTACATTAATTCGTAGTTATGGTATTACTAATACAGTTTCTGAAGGAGGTTACTTTCCAGAGACTGTAGATGAATTAAAAGTTAATGCACCTATTCATGCAAGAACTATGGATACTATAGTTACTAAGAGAGATTTTGAAGAGTTGTCTGAAGCTCTTTCTGAAATTGCAGATGTTAAGTGTGGAGACTATAATGATGATTGGACAGGATATGTTCAACCAGGTGATGCATATAAAGCTAAGGTTTTAGTTCTACCATCTAATCCAAATGAGATTTCTATCTTTGTTAAGGATACAGAATCTGTTGAGGAAGAGGATTTAGCTAAGACTTCAACTACTACTTATCAGTTAGCTAATTTTCCAGTTTCTCAGGATTATGAAGTAGAGATTTACATAGGTGATGTTGAATATACTACTGATGGAAATAATATAGTTTCTGGTGAGGGAACTGTTGTTGGTGCAATAGATTATTCTACTGGTAGTATCACTTCAGTAGAAAATGATTTCTTTGATGATGCAGTTTGTTCTTATTCATATAGTTTAGGAACTTATTCACCATCAGTTAGTTTACTTGCTCTTAAGGAATATGTAGATCTTAGAAGACTTTCTTCTTTAATGATTACTTATGAGGATCCAGTTAGATTAACTCCAAATATTAGATTAAATGTTTATATGGATAAGGATGATTTACGAGTTGCATCTATTGCAACTACTATAGAATCTTATATGAAAAGTATCTATGGTAGAGAATCTTTAGGTATTGGGGATTCTTTATATGGTTCTACTATTGGTAAGGATTTACTTAATGCTTTCCCTTATATAGATTATCTAGAAGTAGTTGATCCTGATATTAATATAGCTTGTGGACCTGATGAGTATATTGATATGTTTGCATGTAAATTTAGAATTTATGTTAATGATGAATTAATTATAGATGAATGGAGTGATTAATAATGATTCTTTATAAAGGTAGTTCTTTAGTTATTGGTAAGCATTTTCTTTTAGGAGATAAGTTGGTTGAATATCAAGGTAAGGTTTTTGGAAAGTATTATGATTTTGTTTCAGATAATACTCATATTGTTTTAAATGAATCTGAACTTATTTCTTTACAAGAATATTCTGTAGATACTCAAAGTGGTCTTAAAGATTATATTAAAGATTTCACTGAAGATGTTGCTTCTTTACAACCTTTAACTGAAGATAAGTATGATGAATTAGCTGTTTTACTAAATGATTGTAAAACTAAGTTAGATAGTTCTGATTTAGTTTTTACTAAAGATTATTCAGATATTACTTTAGATAAAAGTAGATTCGGAGATTTTTTCATAAATTATATTAGAAACTGTAATTTAAATTTGGATTCAATTCATTTACAAGATTTCTATTCTATGATAGTTTCCTGTATTAACTTTTTGAATTCACTTTAATTTTTAGAAGGAGGGTACTGTATGGGTTTATTTGGTCGAGGTAAATCTAAATTAAATGAATCATCTAATTTAAATGAGTCTAGTAACAAAACTCAATTAGATATGTCATCTTTGTTTTCTTTACCATATTATAATTTTGTAGCTTCTTTATCTAGTTTTAGACTTAATGCTTCACGTACAATGACAAGTGAAATTAAGAAGTCTATGTTAGAAGATGCGACTATTGCAATGATAATTAATATGTGGATATCAGATGCTTTACATAAAGATGTTCTTACACATGAAATTTTTTCAGTAGATGTAAATAAAATAGATGACAATGTTACTGATGATGACATTACTAAAATTAATGATGTGCTAGATTATTTATTAACTAATTCTAATATTTTAGATATCTTACCTCAAGTTCTTTACAGAATCATTACTGATGGTGTTGTTTCTGTACGATTTGGTTTTGTAGATAAGTATGAAGAAGTAAAAATTAAATTGTTTGAAGGTTCTAATAATGTTAAGCGTAATTTGTTTGAATCTGATGTTCAGGGTAAGATTCTTTCTGAAGCAAATGAAACTTATTTTACTGACTTTGGTTCAGATATTAAGAATTCCTTTGATGCAAGTACTTCTGATTATACTTATTCAGATTTGTCTGTTGATAAGATGAAGGATTCTAAACTTGTAGGTAGATACTATTTTGAGGTTCTTCCTAGTTCATTAGTTCCTTTTATGAATAAGGGAGTTACTGTTTTCTATTTAGATTTAGATAATACGGTAAAGGTTTTAAATCCTAGAAACATAACTACTTTCATTAATTCTAGGGGTAATACTAAAACTATTTCAGTTAAGGCTAATCCGGATGATATAGTATCTACTTTATATGAAGTACCTTTAGGACAATCTTTTATAGATAAGGCTGTTACTCCATGGTCTATGCTTAATACTGTTGAAGATTGTACTTTACTTGCTTTACTTACTAGAAGTTCTATTTATAGACTTTTTCAAATAGATGTTGGGGCAATGAGTTCTAAAGAAACTGATAATCTTATTTTAGAGTTTAAGAAGAGACTTACTACTCGTGAAACTGTAGATGTTCGTAAGGATTATTATAGTTCTGCTCAAACTCAGATACCTTTAGGTGATTCTATTATAGTTCCTACTCGTAATGGAGTTGGTGCAATTAATGTTCAAGCTATAGGTGGAGATATGGATATTAAGACTCAGGAGCCTCTAGATTATTTTAGGGAACAATTACTTGGTTCTTTAGGAGTTCCTAAGACTTTAATCTATGGTGATGAGTCTGGACAATTAATTAATACTTCTGCTGCAAGACAGGATATTCGTTATCTTAGAACTATTCAACAATTTACTGCTATTCTATCTCAAGGTCTTGAAGATATCTTTATTCAATATCTTACTTTATTAGGTATTGATCATTCTAAGGTAGATCTTAATGTTGTTTTTGCAGAGATTAATAATCAAGATGCTTTGGATAGAATTGAATTTGAACAAGCTAAACAAGAAGCTCTTGATAGAGCAATTACTTCACTTAATAATTTAGGTATTAGTTTTGAAGATGGTAAGTATACAGGTGTACGTGATTTACTTGTTACTCGTTATCTTGATGCTGAGTTATTAGATAAGATTAATGAGGATGAAGGCAAGGATATGCAAAATCTTGTACCGAGTGAAGATGAAGAGTCTGGAGAAGAAGGTAATGAACATGAACCTTTACCATCAGGTTCTACAATAGATAATCCTGTTGATATAAATGTTAATGGTGCGCCTGAGGAAGACTTTGGCGAGGAGACTTCTACTGGAGAGGAGACTAATGATGAAGGATTACTTCCTTTACCTGAAGAACCTCCTACAAATAATGGTACTCCAGAAGATACAACTTTAGGAGAGGTCTAGGATTCTCTCAGAGATTCATAACTAGGTTAATTTCCTCGAAACTTATATAGTTTGATGATTTAGTCTAGTTTTTTCAAATCTTCTTAAAACGGTTTTAATTGGGTTAATTTTTTCTTATTAATTAGAGGAGGTTTTATTATGAAGTTAAAGTTAGTGGAAGCTGCACAGTCAGTTGATAAAATGTTAAATTCTATTACTAAAGTAGTATTTCCAGTTTTTGAGAAATATGGATTTACTTTTAGTTCTGGTTTGCCTAGATATAGAACTCGTTTTTCTGTAAAGTTTTCTGGTACGTATAAAGATGAATCTACAACTATTCCTTGTACTTTGGAGGTTAATACTACACATGAAAGTATTGAAAGTTATAATCGAGATATTGGTGATTATGATGCAAATGCCTTTTTGAGATTATCTTTAGCAACTAAGACTATTGATTTAGGTGCAGTTGATGTTTCTAATTCTAAATCCATTGATGAAGCTATTAGTTTAAATATGAGTGAGATTAATAGTGCAATTCAACCTAGAAAGGATATTTCATCAGGAGTAGATAATAAGAAGTCTACTAAACAAGAGCCTGAGGTTGATGAGGATTTAGTTAAGTTTTCTCAATCTTCTGATGATCAAGGAGAAAGAACTCCTTTAACTGATGAAGAACAAGAGGTTGCTAAGAGTCTAAAGGGAGACTATGTTTATTCTTCTGCAAATAGTTTTAATCTTATACCTGCTAAGAATGATTCAAGTATACTTAGAACTATGAGGGATTGGGTAGTTATGGATAAAATTGAGGGAGATAAAGGGGGAGATTCTTATAAGACTTTTTATGAGAATGTACTTCCAGATGAATATAAAGAATTTTTAGCAAATTTAAAACCTCAGAATACTCCAGATTTAAAATCTATAGGTGAACTTATTGAATCTACTTTATCTAATTATGGAGTTAAAGTTTCTTATGTTGGAGGTCTTGTTGGGCCTAGTATTACTCAGTATGAATTTACTTTAGGATCAGGTGTTCGTATTAATGATGTAAGTAATCTTTCTAAGGAGATTGCAATGACTTTGGGTGTAACTTCTGTTTATGTTACTCCAATAACTGGAAAGAATTCTATTGGTATTCAAGTTCCTAATGCTGAGATTTCTGCAGTATCTTTAGATGATGTTCTTGAAGATATGGATAAGTCAGGTTTAGCTGTTGCCTTAGGTAAGGATACTAATGGTAATGCTCAATCAGCGGATATTCTTAAGTTACAACACGTTCTTATAGGTGGTACTACAGGTTGTGTAGATAAGGATACAGAATTTTTTAATGGTTTTGGTTGGAAACCAATTTCTGAATATGAAGAAGGAGATAAAGTTTTAGTTTATCATGAAGATGGTAAAGCTACTTTAGAGTATCCACAAGCGTTTATTAAAGAATCAGCAGATATTTTCTATTATGTTAAACCTAAATATGGAATGAATATGATGTTGAGTCCAGAACATAATGTTTATTATATAACTTCTAAAGGTAATCTTTATCATAGAACTATGAAAGAAATTGCTGATATGCATTTTAATTCAGTTAATGGTTTTACAGGTAAATTTATACATACTTTTAATTATGAAGGTGAAGGTATTGATTTATCAGATTCATGTATTAAAGTTATGCTGGCTGTTATGGCAGATGGTAATTTCTTTAATGATACTTCTAGGTGTAGAATTAATCTGAAGAAGAATAGAAAGAAGATTGAATTAAGGAATATCTTGTTAGAGGCAAATATAGAATATGATGAACGTGTTAGATCTGATGGTTATTCTGAATTCTATTTTGATTCACCTGTTAGAATAAAACATTTTGATAGTTCTTGGTATAATTGTAATAAATATCAATTAGAGGTTATTGCAGATAATGTATGTAAATGGGATGGGTGTGTTTCTAAGTCTACTAAACGCTATTTTAGTACTTGTAAAACTGATGCAGATTTTATTCAATTTGTATTTAGTTCTTTAGGTTTTAAATCAAGTATAACTGAGGATAATCGTGTAGGTAAGAAACATTCTAATGGAGATTATACATACAAGTCTGTTTGTTATTGTGTACATATATCTAATGGAAGAAGTCTTACATCAATTGTTAATTCTCATGGTAAGGATAATATAGATATATTAGTAAAATCTAATGAATATAAATATTGTTTCACTACTTCTACAGGTATGTGGGTTTTACGTAGAAATGGTTTTATAACTATTACAGGTAATTCAGGTAAGTCTAGTGCAATCAATTCTATGATTTGTAGTTTGATTCAACAATATAGTCCAGATGATGTTAAGTTAGTTTTAATCGATCCTAAGCAAGTTGAACTTAGTTCTTATAAGAATGTTCCTCATTTACTTAGACCAATTATTACTGATGCTAAAGAGGCTGATAGTGCTTTGAAGGATTTAACTGAAGAAATGGATGAACGATATACTATATTTAATAGAACTGGTGTTAAGGATATTAAAGGTTATAATTCTTTAGTAGATAACTATAATAAATCTCATGAGAATAAGTTACCTCATATGCCTTATATAGTTTGTGTTATAGATGAGTTAGCTGACTTGATGTCTGTTGCAGGTAAGTCAGTTGAGACTTCTATTCAACGTATTACTCAGAAGGCTAGAGCTGCAGGTATTCATATGATTGTTGCTACTCAAAGACCTTCTACTGATGTAGTTACTGGAACTATTAAATCTAATTTTCCTTCTAGAATAGCATTCTCTACAGCTTCTAATACTGATAGTAGAACTATTTTAGATCAAGGTGGAGCTGAGAAGTTGTTAGGTAAAGGTGATATGCTATATAAACCTGTTGGTGCAACAAGTCCTACTAGAATTCAAGGTGCCTTTGTACCTGAGGAACAAGTGGATGCTATTGTTAAGAATGTTGTTAATAAGTATAAGAAGTAGGAATGAGGTGGATGTATGAATTTATATAAAAGTATTAAAGAGAGTGCATTAAATACTAAATATTATGTAGTTTCATATCCTGAAAGCAATGGATTTAGTGAATCATATAAGAATTTTAATACATATAAGGAAGCATATGATTATTTGATAACTAATGTAGACGCTGAGAAAATATTTGAGCGTTATAATTCAGGATCAGGTGCATATATAGAAAAGTTAGATAAAGTTAGAGATTTAGAGGATAAAGGTAAGATTCCAATATCAAGTGAGCGTGAAGCATACTTACAGAAGGTTGAGGAAGATGCAGATAAATATGAATAGGAGTGATATTATGAGTGAATCTAAAGGATCTTTATTACCTAACTTTGATGCTCAAGAGTATTTGAGAAAGCAGTTTGTACTTTCTGCTAAAGTTCAAGGTCGTTTAGGTAAATTTTATCAAGTAAAGTCTTTTAAAGTTAATGGTACTGATAAGATTTATGATTATAAAGATGCTGTTGATGTTGCGTATCATTTAGAAACTAATCCATCTAGAAAACTTTTAACTAAATATGGTTGGTTTACTGAAGATCAATCTCAATTGCCTATTGTTTTATTTATTACTTATTTTGATATTAATAATAAACCTATTGCTATAGATGAGGGAGCTATTATTGAATTGTCATCTAAGGTTACTATTGATAAGGGTTCAGTCACTACAACTCAATTTACGATTGTTGAAGTTAGAACTGACTTAGAACTTAATCAGTGTGTTTGTAGAGTTGTACCTACTAGGTTTGATCAGAAAGAGAATGTTAAAGTTTTAGCGGATAAGAAGGATCCTAATCTTGAGAATGTTTTCTTACGTAGAGGAATTTATTATGATGAGGGGAGTGTTATAAATGAGGATTAGTACTATTTATAATAACTTCTGTAAACTTTCTGAAGAAACTATTGTTTCACTTTATGAAGCTAATCTTAAGAATTTGTATAATAAGTCAGTTACTAATACTCCAAGTGTAGCATATCGTGCTAGAGATGTTGAGACAGGAGTTCGTTATTTTGGTTTATCTGAGGATGGTACTTTAAATTTTAAAGTTAAATCTAGAAGTCGTTCTGGTAAATATCATTATGCTTTTATTGAAGCACCCGATATCTTACAGTTTGGTGATTTAGTTGGTGAAGGGAATGATTTTACAGAACAAGATTTATCAAGGCTTTTAACTATGAATAATTTTAGAGTTAAATGTAATTGTGAATCATTTCTTTATTGGGGTGAAGCGTATTTAGCAACTGTTGGTAATTATGAAATTGAACCTGAGACTAGACAACCTAAGCGTAATTTACAGTATAAGGATGGTTCTAAATCCTTATCTGGTGCGTTGGATTTACATCTTATTGCTGTAGTTAAGAATCTTTATGAAAATGGGACTATTAGAAAGCAAGTTGTTAAAGATATCAATAATTATCTTCGTATGTTGAATGATTTAGATTATGATGATTATCAACAACTTAATCATGCTAAGCAGATTAAGCAACAGAATAGAGCTGTTAAGTGGAGAAATAAGCCTTCTGATTATATGAATGACTATTTTGCACATCAAGCTAAACATCATTCATTCTTGGATGATCATGACATTATTAAATCTTTACGTTCTGAAGTTCGTAAGTATCTTAATAAGAATCCAGATGGTTCTATTGATGAGTTTCTTAAGGATGAATTTAATATGAGTAAGAAGGCTTTTGCTGATGATATGAAGGTTTTAGAACAAGATGTAGATGATTATTTTAATAATGAAATTGATTTCAAGAATCAACAAGATAAGAGACTTTCTAATTCTGTTTCTAATAATGAGGAAGTTGATGAAGAAATCATAGATAATAATGAGGAGAATATAAAACAAGGAATTAACTCTAGCATAGTTTAATTACTTGTTTTTTGTCTAATATAGTAGGTATACTTTTAAGGTGGTGTTTTTATGAATTTATATGAAGCAGTTAAGTCAAATACTAAGAAATATAATCTTATTCATGCTGATTCTGATAAGATTTCAGAATTAGAGAGTGGTTCTGCTCTTACTTGGGAAGGATTGAATTCAGATGATGATAGTTTATCACAAGTAGTTGATTTCTTTACTAAAGAGTCTAAAGGTTTTAAAGTTCCATGTGATATTTATTGGTGGTCAGGTAAGGAATTTAATGATAAGTATGAACTTACTGGAAGTAATAAGTATCCAGATAATTTAACTTTTGTTTCTATCCCACTTGATATGTGGACTGAAATGGGTAATCTTCCAATACTTAAGTTTCAAGTTGGTGCTAGATGGTTAGATGATATTGTAGATAATAATGCTAGACGAGAAGGTAAAGAAGATTTAGATGAAGCTGAGAGAGTTTCTGAGATTGATTTAAAGAGAATTTCTACTGATGGTAAAGATTATGATTTAAACTTTGCAGATAAGTTAGAAGAATTAGGATATGAATTTATTCTTGATTATGATGGAAAGATTTTTTATCGTAGGGATCCTAATAAGTTTGATGATGATATTATCATTATAGATACTGAATATGGAGCTATGACTAAAGTTGATCATAATGGAGAGTCTTTATTCTTTAGTGATGAAGAAGTTAATTTACTTAATCAAGAGGAGGTAGATTAATATGAATTTATATAATTCAATTAAAAATAATATGAAAGAATCTGTAGAGTTAGATTCTTTTGAAAGTTCTTATTTAGAGTTCTATGATAATTTAGTTGGTGCTCTTTATCAAAATAATGGGTATATTCATTTTCCTGCAAGGGAAATTAGTACTGATGAGTTAGATGCTTTAAAGAAGATTATTCTTTCTAAAGGTGGAGAAGATTTAGGTAATGATAAGTTTTCTAATGATGGAATTATTTTTGAACTTAGTTCTAAGACAGGTTTAACTATGACTTTTGATGATTCTAAAGATTACAAAGTGAAACCAATAAATGATGCTGAAATTCATACTATGGATAATGATCCTACTTGGGCTGCAGCGGTTAATAAAGTTACTAAAGACCATGAGAAGAATAAGTCTAAGATTTCAGATGATATTGCTAAAGAATATGCAAGATTTACTAAAAAGTTAACTTCTAGTGGTTTATTTAAACCAGAGGATGTTTGGGAATTACCTGAGGGTAAAGCTTATCGAGATGCAATAAAAGATCCAGAAGATATTTGGTGTACTTGTTCATCAGATTCAGGTAGTAAATTTAAACCTGATGGTTCATCTTATCTAGGTGTTTCTAAACATGGTTATATTTGCAATAAGTGTAAGAAATTTACACAGATAGGTTAGGAGGTTTAGTTTATGAATTTGTATGAAGCTATTAAGAAGAATTCGGATAATTTAGATTTAAGTACTGAAGTAATTAAGAATGTTATTAAGTCTAAGAATTTACCTAATGGTACTAAGGTTTCTTCTATTACTGATGATACTTTTAATTCTATAGTTAAAGATGTTCAATCTAAGATGCCTAATTCGGATGAAAAGGAAGTTCGTAATAAGGTTGCTGGAACGTTGTTTAGTATGTTTGAGGAATCTGATGAATCAGATGAAAAGAAAGTTAAAGTTTCTTTATATGGGGATGTCAAAGAATATCCTACTATTGAAGATGCAATTAAGGATATGAAAACAGCTATGTCTATGTGTGATCCAAATTCTTCTGAATTTAAAAGATACTTAGATATTTATTATCAACTTAAGAGTGGTAAGACCTCATGTACTGATGGTTTTAATGAGGCTGAAAAATCTACTGTAGATGGGAGAGCTGAATTTGTTAGGAAACCAGTTAATTTAGATGATATTAAAACTTGGGGTATTGGTAGTGATTATTTTAAAGTTGTAGCAACCAAAGAGCTTTCTAATGAAGAGTATGATGATTTTACTAGTAGTCTTATTTCTAAAGATTATGATTGGATTAAGAAGTTAGGTAAAAAGTGTAGATGTGTTGATGGATGTTTTTATTGTATAGAAGTTATTAATAAAGATAATTCCTCTAGTCCACATATTTTAGTTGAACCTGAAGGTTATTCTTATGCTAGATATGCTGCAATTAAACCTACAGATATGAAAGAAGCTGACTATGATTCAATCATTGGTAAAGACAAAGATAGAGGTCTAAATGAATCTGATGATTTTTATGTTATACCAGGTAATTTACAAAGTATTATTGATTCATATTCTACTGATGTAAATGATCCGATGTATGATAATGGGTATAAGGTTCCAGATGAACTTTTAGAATTATCTTTAAGACCTCCTGAGAATATGAGAATTAGAGATTGGATGAGAATTGAAGCTCCAATGGAGTATCAATTAAATAAGATTCCTGAAAATTTAACTTTTAAAGCTATTCATGAAGATCCATCTTTATTTAAAGATTTAGCTTATGAAATTGATTCAGATCCTAGGGATGTAATATATAATCAACTTAAAGATATGTATGGAGAGGATTTTGTAAGTAATATTTATGAAGCTGAAGTGAAGAAAGTTCCTAAGCGTATAAGAGAATATAGAATTATTGATACTGGTGATAATGATAAGGTTTTGAAAGTGTTTAGTAGTAAAGATTCTTCTAAGGGTTATGATGAAATGAGGAAGATGGGAGAAGAACTTAAGAAACAAGGTAAGGAAGATAATCTTTTATATAAATGGTTTTATGTTAATAATCCAGAATATAAAGAGGCAGAGGAAGTTCAAGATGATACTGAAAAGTATTGGGATGCAACTACTCTTAAACAAGATGCTTTCTTAAGAGTTATGAAGTTTAATTTTGTTGAACCTCATGGTTGTCAGTATATTATTACTAATGATGCAAATGAATTAGAAAGATTTAGAGCTGATTCAGATGAGGATGCAATTGATTATTATAATGAGTTTAAATCAGGTATTGATTCAGGTTTGATTGAAATTATGCCTGCAGATTTAAATATTAAATCTATTGTACCTAGAGAAGATTTTAATGAGACTGAATTATCTGATAGAAAGTTCTGTGATTTACCAGATGATTTTCAAAAGAAAGTTATTAATTATCTTCTTAAAAAGAAGAGAGGTACAACAGATGAGATTATTAAGTATCTTATGCATGCAAAGATAGGAGACTTTAATGATACTTCTTTACTTACTCAAGATGAGTTTGTTGATTTATATGAAGTTTAATTTTTAAAGGAGGAGCTATATGATAAAATTACCTTTATTTAATAAAGCTAAGTGTGTTTCAGGGTATTTATCTTCTGAAGGTACTGTTATCAATGATATGGAAGAGTACTTTATAGTTACTGACTTTATGAAAGTAGCTCCTGGAGCATCATGCTCTTATTCTGGTTTAGGTTCTGTTTCTGAGGTACAGTTAGGTGCTTTCTATGATAAAGATAAAGATTTTGTATCTTCTTTTTCTCTTACTACAGGAACTTTTGAACTTACTATACCTAAGGATGTTTACTATGTTAGATTTACTTTAAGTAAGCATTCTAAGATGAATTTATTTAATGATGTTTTAGAAGAAGGTTCTATTAATGATATTTCTGGAAGTAATGAGGCAGGAGCTACTTTTACTCGTAGTAAGTCTAATAATATTACTATTGGTACTTCCACTGCATTATCTCAATTACAAATTGGAGAGAAGTTTACTGTTTCTACTTCTGTTCCAGTGTATCAAGTTTCTCTTTACTATTATAGAAAGACTTCTTCTGGTTTTATTTATGATTCTTTTGTTTCTACTCCATTAGGAGATGAATTAGATAACTATTCTTTTACAGTTCCTAATGATGATAGACTTGCTTTTATAAGATTCAAATTTTATACTCCTGATGAGAATCATGATTTTAAAGTTATGTTGAATATGGGGGATTATGTTCTACCTTATGTAACTCCTAGTACTACAGATTCTGATGATAGAAATACTTTTAATTTTAGTATCTTTGGTGAGGCTTACGCCTCTTTTAGAGAAGACTTATATAATTACATGAAGCTTACTTTATCACCTAATTTAACTATGGGTGATTTAGATATCATTATTAAGTTGATGTGTTATATTTTTGGTGATTTAACTGGAGTGGCTTATGCCTTACGAGATCAGATAGATCCAGATAAGGCTGAGGAACAATACTTACGTCATTTGGGTTCACTTATTGGTTATGAATGGAATAATGCTCTTACAGCTGAACAGCAACGTGAGTCTATGAAGTTGTTTGTTGATATACGTAAGAAGAGAGGAACTAATTGGAGTTTACAGAATTTAATTTCTGTATTTGGACAAGATAAAGTTTCTTATTATAGTTCTTCAGATTTACGTGGTGTAAGAATTATTGAAGGTGGTAAGGATGGAGAACCTGTAGGTACTGCAGATTCTAATGATTTATATCCAGGAGATATTATGATTGAGATTCCTCAGTTTAGTAATATACTTCGAAATGCTATTGATAATATAAGATTAATTGGAACTAGAATTATGTTTACTTATGTTCTTTATATAGGGCCTCTTTCTATGGTCACTAAATTTAATGGAGGTAAAGAGATTCATCAATGGTTTGATCCTGCGTATTGGGGATATGATCCTAAGATTGAAGATTTTGGACCTGTTGGTGAAGATACTATTATCAATGATGTTCTTGATTGGCCTATAGTACATAGAGTTAAGAATTGTATTTCTAATTTCAAATGTGTTATTTATACAGGGTATAAAGAACCTTATGAAAGAGGTTTTGTATGGCATGAACCCGGAAATACTAATTATAAAGGTTATTTAGTTGATGATGATACATTACAAGATGAACATACTATGTATGGTTATCCACATCAACGTTAGGAGGTTTTGTTTATGAAAGTGAAATTAAAATTACTTGAAGCTGATACTGATATAGCTCAGGTTTCAGATATTCTAGAAGATTTATATACAGAGAAGTTCATTTTAGAAGATTTAAGTAGTGATTTTACTAATACTGAATTTTCTGATATGTATAATTATTATATTAATAATCATGCAACTTTATCTGTATTATTTAGTAAGTTTCTAACTAATAAAGGGGAACTTACTAGACTTAATAATTCTAATGTTCTTACTAAATATAGTTCTGAACTTACAGAAGCTTTAGAGAGTTCTAATGGGGATGTAAAGAGTTGGGAAGCTAATTTAGAATTGTTATCTAAGAATGTTAGTTGTTTATATGAAGGTAAGTCCACCACTTTACCAGAACTTCAATCAATAGTTGATGATTTAAAATCTAGAGAGGAGATTTAATTATGAATGATAATATTTTAGAGTATACTACTGTTATGCAACGTAAAACACAAGTTATTACCTTATGGGATCGTCAAAGAAGAATGATGGATTTCTTTGGGTTAGATGGTACTATGTATGTTGCTTTGGCTAAGAGTTCACCATGGTCTGATCCAAATGATCCAGATATTTCAGATACTTATCCACCAATTCCAGATGAAACTGCTACTGAATTAAATGAACTTATAGGAATGCAAAGAATTCAATGGAAGAAATATGCTAAGCCTTATATCACTCCAACTTCTAGTGAGAAGGATGATGCAAGTACAGTTTACTATAAAGGTTTATATTATAAGACAACTGATAGTTTAGAGGTTGCTCTTGCTGAAGGATTTACTTCTGTAATGATTATGATGACAGCAGATAGAGATCAATATTTCCCAGTTGATATTTCATATAGACAAGTTGGTTTGTATGTTCAAGTAGGAGTTAATGATGAGTATTTAGATGATGAGCAGTATAATATGCTTTCTGAGGATAAGAAAGGTCACTTAGCTGCAATTGAAAACTTTGAACCTGTTTCTAGACAATTAGATCAAATGGAAAAGTTCTTTATGTTAATGGAGTTTTAGTATTTTTCTTTATTTTCACTTTCTTTTTAGAAGTAGGTAGTAATGTCTACTTCTCTTTTTCATAATAAGTAATAGGGTGGTGTTTTCATGGCAAGTAATAAATCTTTAAATACTGTTCTTAGATTAGAACCTATCTTAGTTTCTTTAACTATAGATAATTATAAACCTGTATTATCGGTTCTGATGGATGGTATTAAGATGTATGATTCAGTTGTGTATGAAAAATTAACTAAGTATAATTGGTTAGTTGATTCTCAATTAGGTAAAATTCCTAGTAGAACAACACTTAAAACAGAGTTTCCAGATTTAGTATTTGATAATGTTGAAGTTATTTCTGATATAGGGGAATTATCTGATTATGTGTATTTGTTTATTAATCAGAAGAAACAACAGTATATTTCAAGTAAATTTCTTACTTATGCGGATGTTATACGTAGTCAAGGTTTGTCTAATGAAATGATTGAGGATATTTATAGGAGTATTGCAGTTGCTGAGACAGGAGAAGAATTTAATTCAATTACAGATAATTTTAAATCTATGTATGAAGAGCAAGTAGTTCATGATGGGATTTCATTCTTATGTCCTGCGATTGATGATCTTACTGGAGGAATTTCAGAAGGAGAGCTTTGTACTATCTTAGGTGCTTCTGGTTCTATGAAGACAACTTATTCTAGTAACATTGCTTTTAATGCAGTTAAGGAAGGTAAGAATGTTCTTTATTTATCTTTAGAGGAAACTCCAATGAATCTTTATTGTAAGTGGTTATCTAGAGCTTCTGTTGATGTAGGTAGACCATTGAAAGCACAAGATATTATTCAACATAAACTTGAAGAGAAAGATAAAGATATTCTTATGAATGAAGTTGAACCTTATTTTAGAGGTTTAGAAGGTAATTTATATCTTGTTGGTGAACAAGAACTTGGGGATTATTCCATGACTAGTTTCGAAGCTAAGTTTAAGGAGATAGATAAACTTGCTATTGAACAGTCAGGACATGGTGTAGATTTGTTAGTTGTTGATCATATTCAGTTAATTAAATTTGCTGTTACTAATGTGGATCCTATTACTGTTATTAATATGTATGTATCTTTCTTTAGACAGCAATGTCTTTCATGGTTACATACAGATAGAAGTATTGCAGTAATACTACTTTCACAAGCTAATAGAGATGGGTATAAATATGCACAGAAACATAATGGTGCATATTTAGCAACTCATGTTGCTGAGGCTTCTGAGATTATAAGAGCGGCTTCTTATATTATCTCTGTATATACTGATGCGGATATTCAAGTTACAAAATTACTTAAACTTGGTTGTGTAAAACTTAGAGGAGCACAACTTCCTATGGATACTATAGATGTTTATGCAGATGGTGCTTTGTATCAAGTTGGTGTTGATGACTTTGAGCGAAGTGAAGACTATAAGTTGAGTGATGTAATGGGGGATGCTGAAATTGAAAGTAAGAAGGATTTTACTGAGAGTGATTATAAATCCTCAGGTATCTTAAACAATCCTTTACCTCCTATTTCAAGTTCTGGACTTTATAATGGGTTGATGTAGTTATTGTTTTGTGGTGAATTTCTTTATTTATTTGTTTCTTGGGTATTTCTACTATTTAATGTTTTTGTGTCTTATATTGGCTTAAATAGGTTGAATTTTTCATATTTATAAAAGGAGGTTGTTTCTATGACAGAACAAGAGATAATTAATCTTAATGTCACTAGGATACAAGTTAGGTTAAAAGATTTAGTTGATCTACTTAGACCTGAAATTATTGACTATTGTGATGCTCTTATAATTAGAGATCAGGATCTTAAATCATGCACTCTTGATAGTATAGATTTTAATAAGTCCTGTATATTTATTTGTGATGTTGATATTATGGCATATGTTAGTCTTTATGCTTTACAGAAGATTAATAAAGTAGTGTATCCAGATACAACTTTAACTGGTACTTATTCTAAGATTAGAACTAATTATATGTTAGTTGAATCTACTGAAATAAGATATTCTAAAGTTGATTTAACTTCTGTTGATCTTGATTTTGTACCTGCAATGTATAAACCTACAAGTTATTTATACACACCTTTATGTATTTGGCGACTTTATAAAGATGTTGGACAAGGTGATAATGAAAATATGTATAGATTCTGTAATGAAAGATTATATGAGAGACATTGTAATAATCTTTTAGATTGGGCATTCTTTATAGGTACTCCAAGTGAATTTAAGGCCACTTATAATACATTATTACCAATTCCAATTTATACTGTTTCATCTAAGAAAGCTGTTAAAGCTAAGTCTGTAGATAAAGCTGTTAAGGGTAGTGCGGGTGTTCTTGAGACACCTAATTCTTCTAGTACTAATGTTGATAAAGCTGTTAAGGGTAGTGCTCATACTTTAAATAAGGAGTGATTTATATGATAGAAATATTCATACATAAGAATCAGTTATTTAATTTTTTGTTTCTTAAAGAACCAGTTATTTTGGTTCCTAATCCTTTAGATGAAAATTACATTAAGTTTTGTTATAATATTAAGGATATTCATTTTGAAGTATATAAGACTTATACTACTGTGGAACTTATGACTTTTAGAAAGAAGGTAAGATTATGGATGAAAAAATTAAAGAAGAACAAGAAGTAAAGAATGAGAAGGGTATTAATGAGGTTAAAGCTACTATTGCAGATTTAGATTCTTTAGTATTAGAAGATGATGTTGATGAGTCTGTTTTTGACAAGCCTAATCCTTTATATACTACTGAGCTACTTAATTCTATAAAGGAACTTAAAGGTACTCTTACTTCAGAACAATTTAATGCAATGGTTGAATATGTTCGTGGTGGAGAAAGACCTGATTTTATGGATATTATGTTAACTCAAACTAATGATAAACTTTCTGAATTACTTAAGGTAATGGTAATGTTAGAATTACTTAGATTACCTACTCTTTATGATTATCTTAATTCATTACATAGTACTATGTTAGATGTAAATGCTATTAAGGATATGTCCTATGAAGATATGTCTAAGGAAGCTACTAATATTCAGAAGGAGATTGCGGATATTCTAAGTTTAAGTATGAAAGTTACTACATCTTTATCTAATTCTAATCAGATTCCTACTAAGGTAGAGCGTTTAGCAAATGCCTTGTTAGCAGTTTCTGATTCTACTAGACAACGAATTGAAGAGATTATAGCAATGGAAAGTAAATAATTTTAGAGGTGATTTAGATGAATACTAATTTAGAGGCTAAGGTTAAAGCTATTTATATTGAGTGTAAAGATTTACTTACATCTCATGAATTTTCTGATGTTTTATCTAATTCAGATTGGACAGGTAAAAAGGTTTGGGATGAATTTGCTAAACAGATTAATTATACCAATAAGTTTCTTGCTAAACAGAAGGATCTTAATTTTCTTTTAACAATTTTAACTGAGGCAAAGAATGGTCTTTCTGGCGGTACTCCTTCTAGTAATAAGGTTATTAAGCAGATTGATGGTTGGATTACACAAATAAATATTTTACTTAAGGCTTATAATTCAGTTATTATTGGTCAGAGATGGATTTTAGATTATTATATGCATGGTGGAGGACTATATTAATTAGTCCTTTTTATTATGTATATTTTTTCAATTTATATAGAGAGGTGATACTAATGTTTTTATCAATATCAACTGAAACAGGAATTAAAGAAATTAATGTTTATGAGCTTCAGACTTATAAGTCTATTGATGATGAGTCTGGAAAGTATATTTATTATAAAATGTGTAATGGTATTACTTTTAGTGAGTACTTTGATACTGATGCAGATAGAGAAGCTAAACTTGAGGAAATAAGTAATTTGAATCCTGGAGGTGGCGGAGGTGGAAGTTCTTATGGATTAACTGTAATCAATGATAATTCTGCGTCTAATCCATTTATATTAGAAGGAAAAAGTAAAGGAACTTATTTATTTATTACTTTTGGAAGTAATAATCAAGTGTATATAAAAAGGAATGCTAATACAAGTACTTATAAGAAAACACTATTTGGTGGAATATTAAACGTAGTTAAAGATGTAGATGGAACAGAAGCTGATCATACTAAATTAGCAGTATTTATAAATGCAAAGAACTTAGAAACAATGGCACTAAATGTTTCTACTAGTTCTTCTTCTTTCTCTTCAGGATTAAGTGAACAGGTTATTAATTTTGAACCCGAGGCTAACTATATTTCAAAAGTTGATGATCAAACATTAAGCAAAAAATTAACATTTAATACTTTACCAGAATCAAATGTAGCACCAACAACAAATAATCAACTTGTAAATAAAAAATATGTTGATGATAGTATAGCAAGTGCAATAGGAACAGCATTAGGAGGTAGTTATTAATGGCACGCATAGATACATTAACTAATTATTTATCAGATGTTGCTGACGCAATAAAAATTAAAAAGGGTGATGATACACCTATATTAGCAAGTGAATTTGACACAGAAATAACTAATCTACCAAGTGGTGGAAGTAGTCATGCTTGGAGTGCAATAGGTTATAATGAAGAGCCAAAAAGTTTTCAAGAAATGTTTAAT